GATAAAATTGCTAGAGGTGAATATGGATTTAAACTACATGAAGTTCAATTAGATGAAACTGAAATAAAAAAGAATGAAGTATTACCTAATAATTCTTCGGCTGTATCAACTAGACATAGACTATCTGCTAAATTATATGATGTATTAACTGAATCACGTGGTCCACATGGTGAACCAGTACAATACCAAGAAAAATCTTTATTTTCAGATCTTCATTCACCTAATAATCAAGCTGCTATGAATCAAAAAAGAAGATTATATAATAATACAATTAATGTTACTGGAATGACACCTTCTCCATATTTAGGAGCAGGTAAATCTACATTATTAGAATTAGGCGCGAGTGAAATATCATATTCTATTTCAGATGGATCATATATTATATCTGATATGAATCATACTTTTACTGTTAATGCTAGTAATCAAGTAGATTATCTTCAAAGTGTTAAAATGTTAAGAGAGTATGCATAATGTACCAATTTGGCGAAGTAAAAGATATTAATGACCCAGAAAAACTCGGAAGAGTAAAGGTAAGTGTATATGGTATTCATGATAATATACCAACATATTCATTGCCATGGTCAAATGTTCTTATGCCTGCAAGTACACCAGCAACATTAGGACATGGTCATTCGGTCAATTTAAAAGCAGAATTATTATGGAAAACAGGAGATCTTCTACCTTGGCCAATAACTACTCCTGCTCCAGAATTCAAAACAATTAATGACGTTGCTGAAGAATATACTTTTAATGCAGGTTCAAATGTGCCAAGAACTGGTGATGTAAGAGAGAAAGGCAGTTTAGTTTGTGGTATATTTTTAGATTCTGCTGCTCAAGAGTTTTTAGTCATAGGAACTTTACCAACAAAATCCCTTGGAGTACATGATAATAATGTAAGAACAAGAGCTGAAGATGATCCATTTGCTGGTGAGTTAGGTGGACAATATGAACCATTAAGTCCATATAATCCAAAATATCCATATAATCATGTATATGAAACAGAGAGTGGACATGTTAAAGAATATGATGATACACCTGGACATGAACGTATAAAAGAAAGACATGCGGGTGGTACTCAATATGAGATAGGACCAGATGGTTCAAAGGTAGAAAGAATTGTAAGAGATAATTATCAGCTAGTAGCAGGTAATGATACGCTTGAAGTAAAAGGTAATGTTAAAATTATTGTAAGTGGTAATGCTAATATTGCAGTAGCTAAAGATTTAACTACACAAGTAGGTGGAAATATGTCATCAATAGTTACGGGTAATATGACAGCAGATATTAGTGGAGCAACTAATGTAACTAGCGCAGGTGATATGACATTAAAAGTTCCTACTCTAGTAGAATCTACAACTGTATCTGGAGCATGGGCAGATTCAAATAAAAAAATTATTTTAAATGGTAATGTGGATGTTACTCATACATTAAGAACTAATACTGATTCGGCTGTAACGATACAATCAGATGCAATTAATTTGAATACTCATATTCATACACAACCTGATACTGGAGCAGATGATACCTCACAAGGTAATACAAATGGTCCTCAAAATCCAGAATAAATGTATAAATAAGATATATGGCACAGATAGCACGACAAGAAACGTATAAAGATTTAGATTTTTCTTTTAAGCAAAATCCTAATACGAATGACGTTGGAATAAAGAAGAACAATGCTGCAGTGATACAAAGCTGTCTTAATATACTTCGTACAAATCATGGCGAAAGACCATTTGATTATATGTTTGGCGCAAATTTAAGGGCATATCTCTTTGAGAATATGAATAACGTAACAGCTGCTAATATGTCAACAAGCATTGAAATGGCTTTAATAAATTATGAGCCACGAATACAAGTACTTAATGTAAATGTTCAAACAAAACCTGGGGAAAACTCAGTTTTCATAACAGTAACCGGTAGAGTAGTATCAACAAATGAAGTAATTGATATTGCTACCACAATAGAGAGATTACGATAATGGCAATCGAAAGAAGAATTAATGCAAGTCAATTAGATTTTGATCAGATAAAGACAAATCTAGTTGCATACATGAAAGACACAGATACAACGTTTAATGATTATAACTATGATGGCTCTGCGATGTCAACCATTATTGATGTGTTAGCATATGTAACTCATATCAACTCAATGAATGCAAACTTCGCTTTGAACGAAACATTCCTTGATACGTCACAGCTAAGAACTTCTGTCGTATCTCATGCTAAGCTATTAGGTTATACTCCTAAATCTATTTCACCTTCAATTGCTTATATTAATGTAAGAATGAATTACGATACAAGTGCTACACCATTATGGAATCATGATGGTAGTAATACTGCATTGCCATTAACTATGGCAAGAGGCACTGCATTTAAGACTACTGTTAGTGGTGTTGATTATCCAATGTTTGCTTCTAATACATCTACGATTAACTTTGATTCTGGTTGGAACTTTTCTAATATAGCCATCGAGCAAGGTACACTTACATCAGTATCATATACATATCAAAATAATGCATTCGAACAATATATATTACCTCAATCAAATGTAAATACATCTTCGATCAAAGTTACTGTTACCGATTCAGCTGCAACTGATGCAACTCGAACATATACTTTAAATACTAACATAGTAAATTTAGATGGCACGAGCGAAGCATATTTCTTAGAAGAAACTCGTGACGGCTTTTATGAAGTTAAATTTGGTGATAATATTATTGGTAAAAGGCCAGGTAATGGTAATATTGTTAAAATAGAATATTCTTATATTGCATCAGGCTTAGATGTAAACGGTGCTACAGTATTTGAATTAACTGGTAATTTGAATGGTAACACAGATGAGACAATCACACTCGTAACACAAGCTACCGGTGGTGCACCAAGAGAAACTAAAGAAGCTATTAAGTTTAATGCTCCTCTTGCCCATGTAGCACAAAATCGTGCAGTAACACCAGATGATTATAAGTCAATCATTCAAAATGAATTCGGCGATGTCGATGCAGTATCGGTATGGGGTGGAGAATCTCATGATGTTCCTGATTATGGTAAAGTATACATTAGTATTAAACCAAAATCATCAGAGACATTAACTGAGGCACAGAAAGAAACAATTAAAACGAGTATTCTTAAACCTAAAAACGTTGTAAGTATTACTCCAGTGCTTATTGACCCTGCATACATTTATATTGACTTAGAAATATTCTTTAAATTTAATCCTAACTTAGCTACAGTTACTGCATCAGGTTTAGCAACATCAATAAGGAACACACTAGTGACACATAACACAGACGTATTAAAAACATTTGGTGGAGTATTTAGATTATCGAATGTAGCGAAGAAGATTGATGATACAAGTATTTCTATTATATCTAACGTTACACGAGTGAAGATGACTCAAAAGATTACACCTACACTTGGTACTGCTAAAGCTTATTCACTTAAGTTTAATCAACCATTAACTGATTTAGATGGCACAAGTTCTTCAACAGGTTCTTATGTAACTTCAAATACATTCACATTTAATGGTACAGCTCAAGCCAAGCTTAAAGACTATTACGACACCGATTCATCGACTCGTATTATTCAAGTGATTGATGCAGGTGGCTTAGTATTAGATACTAATGCTGGCTCAATAAATGAAACTACAGGTGTAGTTACTCTTACTTCATTTAATGTAACAGCATTGCCTACAGGACAAACTACGATCGATGTGACGGTTAAACCAGCTAGTACCGATGTATCGCCCGCAAGAAATGTGTTATTAGATATTAATACTTCAACGGCTACTATCTCAGGTGAGGTAGATACAATGGCAACTGGTGGTACAACTGCTGGTATTGATTACGAGACAACGAGCGCATAATGTCAAATACTATTGGAAAATATAATATATCTTCATACATCGATGACTTAGTACCAGATCATGTCGAAACTTCGTATCCTGATTTAGTTAATTTTCTTAAGACATATGCATTATATTTAGAACGTTCAAATGATTCTGCATTCTATCTTAATGCATTAGATATCCAAAGAGATATCGATTATGTAGAAGATCACTTATTAACAGAATTGCAGAACGAAATTGGTATTGCAGTACCAAGAGATTTCGCTACAGATCCAAGATTATTTTATAAAAGGCTTATAGAGTTCTATATAAGTAGAGGTACACCCGAATCGATCACTTCATTCTTTCGTGTTATATACGATGACGAAGTAGAAACATATTTTCCGTTTGTAGATATACTTAATCCATCTGATGGAAATTGGACAGATCAAGCGGCCGCAATTCAAGCCGATAGATCTCAGTTTACAGCAACGAATACATTCACAATTAGTGGTACACCAACAGTAACTCCTGCAAATAATGATGATGGCAACGCAGCATTCTTTGATGATGATGTTGTATTTGTCAATAACACATATCAAGTTCCAGGTACAGATTATACTGAATCGGTTTATTCTGATACTACTACAAAATATAAATTAACATTTACGAGTGCATTATCAAATGGCGATGTTATAAGAACATATCCAAAGGGTTTGTTCACGAATAATGATGGATTCTTATCAGATAAAAAGTTTATTCAAGACTCTTATTACTATCAGCAGTTCTCATATGTATTAAGAACTGGTGCAAACGTAGCAGATTGGAGTAATGCATTTACAAGATTGATCCATCCAGCAGGATTTAAGTTCTTTGGCGAGATTGCAATATTAATTAAAGTACTCGATCAAGGAAATACAGCAGCTCAGTACGGTTGGTTAGAAACCGCTGGCGAAATTAACTTTAACATCGGTGCATTCCAACATGGACCGGTACAATTTAATAGTCATCTATTAGAGAAATCGTATACTCATTTTACTAACGGAAGTTCAGAACTTAGTAAGATAGGTATGCAAAACCATTGGGAAAACATGAAGTTCCTATATTTAGGACCAAATTCAGATTTTGCTCACTGGACGTTGGAAGATAGTATAAATAACAATATAAGTACACAATTCGGAATGGGTGGAGCTAGTTCACTCGTTATTTCATAAAACAAAGGAAAAGACATGGCAGCAATAATCACAAGCAAATTTAGACTAGATTCAACGAATAAGTTCGTTGAGAGTCTTAGTGATAATCAATTCTATATGGCTCTGGGACGGCCTAACGCATGGACAGATGATTCTGTTCCGACAACCCCATATGAAAATGACTATACATCACATACTTTATGGGAAAACATGTTCGCCATGAAACGTATTGATGCTACAGACATTGTTCATTGTGCAACAAGGAGATTATGGGTTTCCGGCACAACATATATAGAATATGACGATCAAGATACAAACATAGAAGGCAAAGCATATTTTGTTATTTCAGCAAATAACAATGTATATATGTGCTTAAAGGCCGGAGCAGGCGCAAGTACAACTAACCCAGACGATACAGGTGTTCAAACATCGGGTGTTATCAATCATAGTGGATCAGATGGTTATATATGGAAATACATGTATACAGTCCCAACAGCTGATGTAACTAAATTCTTAACAACATCATTTATACCAGTAAGACGTTTAGCAGAAGCTCCAGCTGGTGGTGCAGATAGTGCATTAACAAATCAATGGTCAGTGCAAGGCAATGCAGTTGATGGCGCAATCTATAATATGAAGATCACAACTGCGGGAACTGGATATACTTCAGCTCCTACAATAACTATTGCAGGTGATGGCGCAAGTGCTGCAGCTACGGCTACAGTATCTGGTGGAGCTATCACAGGTATCACAATGACTAACGTTGGCACAGGATATACTCACGCTACTGTTACAGTAACGGGTGGTTCAGGATCTAATGGCGCAGTAAGGCCGGTGATTGGTCCACTTGGTGGGTTTGGAGCAGATCCGACAAATGATCTAAGAGCACATTATGTTACAATCAATACAGTATTCACTGGCGATGAGTCAGGCGCAATTCCTGATTCAAATGACTTTAGACAAATAGCAGTTGTTAAAAACCCTATTGAGAAAGCAAATGAGAGTGCGGTAGTTACAGCTACAGGCTCAATGGTTGTAGGTAATTTTTATAAGATCTTAACGATGGGTAATACCACAGATGCTAATTGGGCAACCGTAGGTTCAACAAGCGGTAATCCAGTTGTTGGAGAAATATTTAAAGCTTTGGCTACAACATTATCAGGTTCAAGTACAGGTACAATCGCTCAAGTTGCAGAAGCAAGTGCATATAATGTATGTAAGAGTGTAACAATTCCTGCTTCATTATCAAGTACATATGTAGCTGACTTCGCATTTGAAGGCCACACTGGTGGTACGGTTGGTGCTAAAGGCATATGTGTAGAATACAATAACACAAGCGGTGTATTACATTATATACAAAATGAATCTACTGGATTTGGTACATTTACTACTTCACATTTGACGAGAGCAACAGGTTCATCAGGTGCAGGTAATCAAATTTCAGCTGTAGGTACACCTTTAATTAACCATCATCAAGGCGATGTAATGTTTGTAGAGAATAGAACAGCAACAAGCAGAGGGTCTGGACAAGTAGAAACAATAAGATTAGTAATCGCATTTTAAATAGGATAGAGACATGGCAATAGCATTTAACGTAGAACCATATTGGGACGACTTTGAGTCGGTTGCATCGGGCAATACACTCAGCCCTAAAGAACAATATCAAAGGATATTATTTAGACCCGGTAAGGCAGTACAAGCTCGAGAATTAACTCAGCTGCAATCATCATTACAACATCAGATCTCTGCTACAGGAGATCATTTATTTAAGGATGGTTCAGTTGTTGTTCCAGGTGCAGTACACCTACATAATAAAATTGATTATGTAAGATTATCAGCATGTAACACAAGTGCAGTTGCAGACATTGTTGGTACCGAATATAGTGATGGTACTAATGTTGCTCGTGTTATTCATGCTACATTAGCTAGCGGCGATGACTCTATTACGTTATTTGTACAATATATTTCAGGTGCAGTATTTGCTAATAATGCTTCATTAACAGCAACAGGAAGTAAGACAGCCACTGTTGCAAATTCTAATGATGCAAATGGTAAAACTCCAGTAGGATTTGGTTCAATCGTTTCGATCGAAGATGGTATCTATTATATTAAGAGACACTTCGTTACGGTTAAAGCAAGCACAATTGTTTTAAATAAATATTCTCCTGATGTATCATTTGATATCGGTTTACTCGTAACTGAATCCCTTGTCAGTTCGGGTACCGATTCATCTTTAAACGATAATGCTACGGGCACTCCTAATGAGTCTGCTCCAGGTGCACATCGTTATTCTATTACAGCAGTCTTATCTTCTCAAGCAGTAAATGCATCAAGCGGTAACTTTGTTCTTATTGCTCGATTAGAGTCTGGTGTTATTACTAAGCATGCGCGCTCAGCTGAGTACAATTTATTAGAACAAGAATTAGCACGTAGAACATTTGACGAATCAGGTAATTACTATGTAAATCCATTTAAAACTCTTATTAAAACACATCAAGTCTCAAGCCCTGATGCTACGAAATTAACAGCAGTTGTTGAGCCTTCGAAAGCTTATGTAAGAGGATTTGAGATTGAAACATTATCAAATACAAATGTACATTTTGATAGAGCAAGAACATCTGAAGTAGTTGATGATAAACTTGTAGAGATGACTCATAATAACTTTATTGAAGTCACAGCGATGACTGGAACTCCTGATATTACCACATTTGGTAGGATATCTATTGAGAATGGCAGTGGTACAGAGATTGGTACATGTCGAGCTCGTTCAATCGAACGTGTAAGTGGTAATGGTGCAACATCTGCATCAAGATATAGAATACATATATTCGATTTTACCGGTACAATGACAGCAGCTACTCAATTAGATGACAAAGAGGGCACCGCGGCAGGAACGGCCTTCGCCGCAACAATCGCGGATAGTGGCGCTGCGACCGCATATAACATCGGCCCTGACAGTTTAGTATATGAGTTACCATATAAAAGAATTAAAACATTAGACGGAGAAGTTGATGAGTCTGCAGCAGATGATTTTGACTTTACATATAATGTCAATCGTATAGTTGGTAGTGCAACAGTATCAGGTTCTGGTACAGCTACATTTACTGCATTATCAAGTGGAGAACAATTTGGTTCTAAAGCAGCTAACACAAACTGGATTTTGATTAATGATACTAATGATGGAGATGGTGGTGAAGAGGTATTAGTAGGTGATATTACTATTAATAACAGTGCAAACCCACCAAGTGTTGTTATTGCTAACTTACCAACATCTGGAGATTTAGGTGGTGGTGGCAGTGATGGTGCTGTAGGAGATACAGTAAGACTTATCGCTCCAATGATACGTACATTAGGTCAAAAGACTAAGACATTATCTGGAAATACAGCTGTAGCATTTAATGCAGGCACAGATTTTACCGGTACTGGTCAAGCTCTTGGACATGCAGATGTACATGAATTAGTATCAGTTGTTGAGACTTCTGGTTCTGCTAATGTTACAACCCATTTCGAATTAGATAACGGACAAAGAGATGATTATTATGATGTTGGTCGTATTAAGAAGAAGACTACATCTAATTACACAGCAGCAGTAGCACTTACTGTTACATATAAGTATTTCTCACATTCAACGGGAGACTTCTTCTCAGTTGATTCATATACTGGTCAAATAGATTACTCAGCTATTCCTAAGCTTGGTGATATAGAATTAAGATCAGCTATTGACTTTAGACCAAGAGTTGGTAATGCTGGAGGTAACTTTACAGGAACCGGTGCTATAACAGCAGTTGCTCCAGTAAGATTCTCTCAGTTCTCAACTAATATACAATATTACTTACCAAGAATAGATAAGATATATCTTGATTCTAAGGGTGTATTTGGCGTTGCGCCGGGTGTACCGGCCGTTTTCCCGGTCGAGCCTGAAATTCCTACGGATTCTATGCATTTATATACGTTAAGCATTCCTGCATATACATTAACTCCTGACGAAGTTACAGTTAAATTTATTGACCAACGTAGATATACTATGCGTGATATAGGTCGTATCGATAAGAGAATAAGTCAAATAGAATACTATTCAGTACTATCATTCTTAGAAGCTGAAGCACAGAATAAACAAATATTAGATGGAAGTAATAATCCAAGATTTAAATCAGGTTATTTAGTAGATGCATTCTCAAATACAAGAATGTCAAACTCTGGTTCGTCAGAGTATAGAGCTTCAATTGATATACCTAATAGAATACTGAGACCTCCATTTGCGGCTGGTAATGCTCCATTAGAATATGTTCCTGGTTCATCTGCTACTCAAAAGACAGGTGATTTACTTACATTACCATATACTACAAATACAACTGCTAGTAATGTGATATCGCAGACACAATATTCTGGTCAAATCAACGTTAATCCATATGATGTATTTAACTGGACTGGTTCAATGACACTTACACCATCATCTGATGAGTGGAGAGATATTGATCGTAGACCTGAAGTTGTCATTAATAACGATGGTGAATTTGATTCAATGATGAATGCTTTAGAGCCTCAACTAGGTACAGTATGGGGTGATTGGTCAACTAACTGGAGTGGCAATAGATCATGGCAAGGTGCTGGTGGTGATACACAAAACTTAGTTGAGACTGGAACCGCTACAAGAACCGGTATTCAACAAACAATCGAAGTACAAACATCAAGATTTAGTGTTGGCGATCGTATTGTAGAGGTTAACTTTATACCATTTATGAGAACAAGATTGGTTGCCTTCTCTGCTACGCGCATGAAGCCAGCGACTCAAGTCTATGCATTCTTTGATGGCACAGCTGTAGCATCTTATGTTAAGAGTGGAAGCTATTCATATACGCCTTTAGTTGGTGTTAATACTGTTACTGCTCACCCAGGCACAGCATCTACTCTAACAACTGATGCGAACGGTGCAGTGAGTGGTACATTCTTAATACCTAATAACTCTGCTCTCAATTTTCCAACAGGGCAAAAAGAATTTAAATTAACTCAATCATCTACTAACGATGATGAAGTAACTACTACATCAGCTACAGCAAATTATACTGCGGCCGGTTTATTAGAGACAAGAGAGAATGTTATTATTTCAACAAGAACTCCTGTAATCGCAAGAAATTCTGTGACAGATACAACTAGTGATAGTCGAATTGTAGGAACTAGACAAATACAAAGGAATTGGGAAGATCCATTAGCACAATCAATATTACTTGACCAAGCTGCATTTATTACTTCAGTAGATCTTTATTTTACTGCGAAAGATGCTGCTATACCGGTACAACTAAGCATACGCGAAATGGTAAACGGATTCCCAACTCAAAACGTTCTTCCATTTGCTAACGTAGTACTTAATCCTGGTTCAGTGAATACATCTGGTGCAACTACATTTACATTCCCATCACCAGTATATCTACAAGATAGCGTTGAATATGCTATTGTTATTATAGCTAACTCTAATAAGTACACAGTACGTTATGCTGAGATTGGTAAAGAAGATCAAAACGGTAATAGAATATCACAACAACCATACAATGGTGTATTATTCAAGTCGCAGAACGCTTCAACGTGGACAGCTGATCAGAATAAAGACTTAACGTTTGTATTGAAGAGAGCTGTATTTGATACTACAACTCGTGTAGCTACATTAAGAAACTCTGCATTGCCTTCAAGACAATTGGTTGTAGATCCATTAACTACTGTAGTAAACACTGCAGCACAAGATAACATTATTACTGTAGCTCATCGTGACCATAGTCATTCGGCCGGTGATTCAGTTACTCTTGCAGGGTTCGTTGCAACGAATGGTTATACAGCTGCTGAGTTAAACAAAGCACATACAATTACTGCGATCGCAAGAGATAGTTATACAATTACGGTTGCTGCAGCTAATCACGCAGCAGCGATTACTGCCGGTAATGGTGGTGGTTCAGCGTGTCAAGCAACAGAAGGTTTAGAATGGAATACAGTTCGTCCAATGATTGCTCAAGTTGTATTACCTAATACCACATCATCTTATACAATTAAAGATACAGCTGTTGGTAATGGTACATCGATTGGAACTACTGCGGCCGCTATTGTGCCTAATGAAGACTATACTCCATTATCACCTAAGGTTATTAAGCCTGGAGCAACACACACTGTTGAAGTTCAGAGTACATTTACATCTACTTCAAACTATTTATCTCCAGTGATTGATTTAGAAAGATCTTCGCTTATAACGATTGGTAATAGGATTGATAACAGCGCTACAGTTGCAGAGACACATGCAACTAATGGATCTAACTTAGCGAAATATGTAACGAAGACGGTTCAATTAAATGATAGTTCTGATTCTTTAAGGATCTTATTAGATATTAATCGACCTAACGGATCATTTGTTGACGTATACTATAAGCTTGGTAATACAGCCGGAATATTTGATACCGGTGCATGGGTAGCAGCAACACCAACGGGCAATAATGGTGCAGTTGCATTCTCAGATGGAACTAAATATAACGAAACAGAATATACTGTTACGGCAGCAAATACATTTACTATATTTGCTATTAAGATCGTAATGAGATCTGGAAGTACTAGTACTGTACCAATGTGTCAAGATCTTAGAGCTATAGCATTGAGAGTGTAATGAAGATACCTGTTTATGGACATCCTGGCATGGTAAGAGATACAAACTCAGGTGCTATTATAAATATGAATAGTGATGGTGTAATGCATTCAGCTAATAGAGCAAGAATGAAAGTAGATGCAAACAGATTAGATAAAGTAGAACAGGATGTATCGGAAATTAAAGATATGTTAAAACAATTAATAGAGAGATAATATGGCAACAGTAAACGTAACAACAGCAAATACATTTGAACAATGGAGAACTAAGACCAATGAGATAGGTACTGCGATTGGTGATATAAGCGAAGTCACAAATAGTGATATTGGTGCCTCAACTATTGTTGCTGCTATAAAAGCACACCAAGGGATTGTCGCGGGTAGTATAACACTAACAGGTGGTGTTCAAATGACTGGTAACCTCGATTGGGCAGACAATGCTGCGATACGAATGGGTACTGGTGATGATTTAACAATAAAACATGATGGCACAAATTCTAGTTTAACAAATATAACGGGCCAATTCAGACTTGGTGGTAATGATTTAAGATTACAAACACAGAATCATAGTGAAGATTATATTCTTTGTGTTGACGGTGGTGCAGTTACTCTACATTATAATGATAATGCGAAGATTGCCACAACTAATACCGGTGTAGATGTCACAGGCGTAATCACAGCAGATGGTTTAACAATGTTAGACTCTCATGTTATTACACTTGGTACTGGTAGTGACTTACTTATATCACACGATGGCACAAACAGTAAGATTGATAGTAACACAGGTGCATTAAAGATTCTAAGTGATGATATACAGATTAAGAATGCTGCAGATGATGAGACATTACTTGCGGCGACAAATGGTAGTGCTGTAATTCTTTATCATAATAATGCTTCTAAGTTTGCAACGAGTTCAACAGGTGCTACAGTCACAGGCGGATTAGTTACAGGAACACTAACAGCTTCTGGAGTTATATCAGCAGCGGCCGGTGTATATGCTCCTGCTAGTGATACATTAGAATTAGGTGTTGACTCTACTGCAACGATAACAATAAATGACTCTGATAAGGTTGGTATTGGTAAAGCTCCTCACGGAACATATATAGTTGACGTAGATGGTGCGTTAAATGCTACTACATTATTATACGGCGGATCTGATATTTATGCAGGTGCGGCATTCCTTGAAGGTGTAGCAGATGCAGTTGGAGCAATGGTTAGTTCAAATACTGAATCAGGCCTTTCAGTAACATACGACGATAGTGATAATACACTCGACTTTGATGTTAATGACCCAACAATCACGCTAACAGGTGACGTAACCGGTTCTGGCACAATGACGAACTTAGGTTCAGTAACTATCACAACTGCTGTTGCAGCGAGTGGTGTTAGTACAAATGATTTAGATGCTCTTGCAGTAACAGAAGCTAAGCTAGCTAATGACGCAGTATCAAGAGCGAAGCTAAAAGACGAAGTAACATTATTAATAATTAACGCTGCAGGAAGTACTGTGAAAACAATGTACGGTGCAGGTTCATAATAACATAAATAGGTATAGAGAACAATGGCAGTATATTCAGATTTAAGTATAGACCAAGGAACAGATTTTACAGCTGAAGTGCAGATAGATGATACAGATGGCACAACAGCAAATCTAACTGGCTATACGGTAGCAGGACAGATAAGAAAGACATATTCGTCTAGTACAAAAGTTGATTTTACATGTACGGTGTCTGATGCAGCTGCTGGAAAAATTACGATAGCATTAAGTAACACACAGACCAATGCGATGAAAGCTGGTCGATATGTATACGATGTTGAGATAACAAAAACAAGTAACGCGTATAAAACACGAGTTATAGAGGGACAAGTGACAGTAACACCAGGAGTAACACAATAATGGCATTACAAGGTAAGATAACAACAACACCTAGTTTACAAGCCAAGAGCTCGCAGCAGAGGACTATCGAAGCTCAAAAAGTATTACTTACAACTGGCCAGAGTTTAGCGCAGCTAACAGATGTTGATATATCTGCACGAACTGATGGATCATTGATGCAATATAATGCAACAGCGGCTAAGTTTGAGGTTAAATCACTCATAGAAGATACCGGTAGCTTGTTAAAAATTAACGGTGGATCATTTTAAAAGGGAATAGGATATGGCAGGCACAGTAATTATAACCAAATATAGTTTAGGAACAGGATCTCCTGCGACCGATGCACTAGCCGTCGGTGAACAAGCCTATTCATTTAATTCAGATAAATTATTTATTGGTGAAACATCGGGTTCAGATGTAGTAGCTAGAGTTATTGGTGGTCAAGTCTATACAGACATGATGGACCACACAGCTGGTACGTTAACAGCGTCATCAGCAATCTTAGTAGATGCAAATTCAAAAATTGACCAATTACATGTTGATAATTTAACGTTAAATGGCAATGTTATTTCATCAACTAACACGAATGGTAACATCACTCTTACGCCAAATGGCAGTGGTTATGTTGTATTAGATGGATTAAACTATCCAAGAGCTGACGGTTCAAATGGTCAATTCTTAAAAACGGACGGTTCAGGTAATCTAACGTTTGGTACAGTAATTAGTTCACTAAGTATTGGTGCTGATTCAGGTTCAAATGATTCAGTAAACACTGGTGAAACTATTAACTTTGCTGGTGGTACAGGTGTAGATACAGCTGTAACAGATAACACAATCACAATTAATATTGGTCAGAGTGTTGCAACAAATGCTAATGTTCAGTTCGCTAATATTACAGCAACGGGCAACTTTACTGTTAATGGTACAACAACTACGGTCAATAGCACAGTAACTACATTAGAAGATCCAATCTTAACATTAGGTACTTCGGCTTCATCAGGTGCTGATGATAACAAAGACCGAGGTGTTGAATTTAGATATAACGATGGATCAGCGCGAGTTGGTTTCATGGGTTGGGACGACTCAGCTGCTGGATTTACAATGTTGCAAAGCGCAACAAACACATCAGAAGTATTTTCTGGTACACCTGCCGCATTACATCTTGGCTCACTAACATTAGTGACTGATCTTGCTGTGGCACAAGGTGGTACAGGAGTAAGTTCACATACTGGAAATGGTTATTGGGTATCAAATGCTGGTGGTACGGCACTAAGTTATATTACTGGTACACAATATCAGCACTTAGGCTTCACTTCAGGTGGAGTACCTCAAGCTTCAGGCACTATTGATGGCGGAACGTTCTAATTAATTTGAATTGAGTTTAATTATATTATAAATAACATTATGGTGATTATATAATCACCTTAAACAATTAGATGGCATATATATGGCAGGAACAGTAGTAAAAATCAAGCAATCGACGGTTGCGGGAAAGAAACCCGTAGCTAACGATCTCCAACAAGGCGAATTAGCTCTTAACGTTTCAGACCAAATTTTATATTCCAAGGATGCTAGTGGAGAAATATTCTCTATTGGTTCAGAAAAAGTAATAGATATGGGTAACTGGAATAGTGATATACTTTTAGATGGTGAAACTGCGGGTATTTCAGTCCTTAAAACATATGACGGAGGAGCCTCACTGTGAGTACAATCTTTAAATTAAGAAGAGATACGGCCGCTAACTGGTCGAGCAATAACCCGACACTCGCTGATGGTGAATTAGGATTAGATAAAACAAATACCTATCTAAAAGTTGGTGATGGTTCCACAGCATGGAATGCATTAGGCCAATTTACACAAAGTGGTGAAACTATTGCAGATACTGTTGGTGCAATGGTCGCATCAAATACTGAGACCTTTATTACGGTAACCTACGATGATTCAGATAATACACTTGACTTTGTAGTTCCAGTATTAGACGAGGATAACCTCGCATCGAATTCAGCAACACAATTAGCTACACAGCAATCAATTAAAGCTTATGTGGATGCACAAGTAACAGCTCAAGATTTAGATTTAACTGCCGATGATTCAGGTTCACTCTCTATTGATTTAGATAGCACCGTATTGGGTATCGGTGGTTCTACAGGTATTAATACATCTATATCTGGAAACAATATACACATCGCAATTGACAATACAGTTGCCACCCTAACAGGTTCACAAACATTAGCAAGTAAAACATTAACAAGTCCTGTCATTAATACAGGCGTAAGTGGTTCGGCTATATTAGATGAAGACAATATGGCAACTAATTCAGCTACTCAGTTAGCAACTCAACAAAGTATTAAGGCTTATGTTGATGCTCAAGTAGATACAGCCGATACTCTTGCCGAATTAAATGATACTACTATTACTTCAGCCGCAGATGGTTCATTACTATTATATGATACAGGCAATTCAGTTTGGATTGACAATGTCATGTCAGGTGACGCTACTCTAGCTGATACCGGTGCAATAACACTTGCTACAGTTAATTCTAACGTAGGTCAATTTGGTTCTTCAACAGCAATTCCAATTGTCACAGCAAATGCTAAAGGTTTAGTTACGGCTGTAAGCACTGCTTCTATCACGACATCGTTAACGGTTGGAGCTGATTCAGGAAGTAATGATGCAGTAGCTCTAGCGAGTGATGTATTAGATTTCTCAGGTGGTACAGGTATTGATACAACAGTATCTAATAACGATATCTCAATTGCTATTGATGGTACTGTCACGACATTAATTGGTTCACAGACATTAACGAATAAAACATTAACAAGTCCAGTATTAAATACGGCTGTTAGTGGTTCTGCTGTATTAGATGAAGATAATATGGCATCTAACTCAGCTACTCAAATAGCTACTCAACAATCTATTAAAGCATATGTCGACGCTGTTGATTTAGATGTTGCTGGTGATTCTGGCACAGGTGTAATTGAATTTGCTTCTGAAACACTCACAGTTGCAGGTACAGCAAATGAAGTTGAAACAGCCATGTCAGGTAATACTCTTACGATTGGATTACCTACTAACGTCACAATCGCAGGTAACTTAACCGTTGCAGGTACACAAACAACAGTTTCATCGACTACGATCAATGTTGCAGACCCACTATTAAAGTTAGCTAATACTAATAGCGCAGCCGATGCTGTTGATATTGGTTTTTATGGTTTATATGACACGAGTGGTTCACAAGATCTATACTCTGGTCTATTTAGAGATGCATCAGATTCTGGTAAATGGAAATTATTTAAAGATTCACAAGCTGAACCAACAACTACGGTTAATGTAGGTGCTACAGGCCATGCGACTGGTACATTGGTTGCTAACTTAGAAGGTAATGTAACGGGTAATGTAACAGGTAATACATCTGGTACAGCCGCTACAGTTACAGGTGCAGCTCAAACAGCTATTACTTCAGTAGGTACACTCACAGCATTACAAGTTGATAACATTAATATTAACGGAAATACTATTTCAACCACTGGTGGTACTGATTTAAATATTGGTCCTGTGGCTGGACAACAAGTTGTATTAGATGGCACAATTGTTGTTGACGCTGGTGTTGTTACAGGTGCTACAAGTATTACATCAACAGCATTTGTTGGTGCCTTAACCGGTGATGCTTCAGGTAGTGCGGGTACTGTAACAAGTATTGCAGCTCATATTAAAGATGAAGATAATATGGCATCTGATTCAGCTACACATGTTCCATCACAGCAATCTACTAAAGCATATGTCGATGCTCAAGTAGCAGGTAAAGATAATACTGATGAGATAACTGAAGGTTCATCGAATCTATATTTTACAAACGAAAGAGTTGATGATCGTGTAAATGCATTAATTATTGGTGGTACAAACGTAACTGCAACATATAATGATGCTGCAAATACATTAACAATATCTGCTAACGAAGGTGCAAGTGGATATAACCTATCGTCCAACGATACAGATGACCTTAGTGAAGGTTCAACGAATAAATATGCATCAGCAACAAATGTAGAAGCTGCTGGCGCTGTAATGGAATCAGGTAATACTGCTTCCGCAAAGATACCTTCTGGAACAACTGCACAAAGAGATGGATCTCCAAGTGCTGGTTTCTTCAGATGGAATACTACTTTATCTCAAGCAGAGATATATACAGGTAGTGAATGGGGATTAGTTGGTGGCGGTAACGTTACAAAATCACCATCATGGGAACACGAGTCGGTTGTTTCAACAGATTATGTCATGGAAGACGGAAACAATATGATTTCAGCAGGCCCGATTATGATTAATTCAGGGAGTTCGGTTACAGTCGGAAGCGACAGTGTCTGGGCAATAATTTAAAAATAGGAGAGACAAAAAAATGTCAAAATTAAAACTACAGGGTGATTCAGGCGGAACTGGTATATTTACTATTGCTTCTCCTAATAGCTCTACAAATAGAACAATAACGTTACCTGATGCAGCGGGTACGTTATTAGATACATCATTAGCTTCTTCAGCAACGGTCGGATTTGTTGTTGATGAAGATAACATGTCATCTGATAGTGCCACTAAAGTACCTACACAGCAATCCGTCAAAGCTTATGTAGATGCCCAAGTTGGTGCTGAGAATACACTTGCAGAAGATAACGATGTAAACATTACATCTGCAGCCGATGGCTCAATGATATTGTATGATACTGGAACATCGATGTGGATCGACAATGTTATGAGTGGCGATGCTACTATGACAGATGGTGGTGTAATATCACTAGCTGCTAACACAGTTGATTCATCAGAACTAGTAAATGGTTCGATTGATACAGCTCACATTGCAGATGCTCAAGTAACATTAGCGAAGATCGCTGATTCAGCTGCTAACACAGTTTTAGTAAGAGATGCAAACAGTTCGGGTGTTGTTTCAGCTAAAGCAGTTGCAGATACTCAAGTATTAATTGGTGATGGCACAGGATTTACTGCTGCTGCACTAAGTGGTGATGTAACAATGACTAACGCAGGTGTTGTAAGTCTTGCAGCTAACACGGTTGATTCATCAGAACTAGTTAATGGTTCTATTGATACAGCTCATATCGCTGATGACCAAATTACAACAGCTAAGATTCTTGATGCAAATGTCACAAGAGCAAAACTTGCTGCAGACGTAATTGATAGTACTAAGCTAGCGGATGACTCTGTTAATTCAGAGCATTTAGTTGATGGCTCAATTGATACTGCTCACATTGCTAACGACCAAATTACAGCTGCCTTAATGGCAGACAATAGTATTGATTCAGATATGTATGTTGATGGTTCAATTGATACTGCGCATATTGCTGATTTAAATGTTACTACTGCTAAGATCGCGGCTGATGCAATTACAGGAGCTAAGATAGCGGACGATGCCATTGATTCAGAGCATTATGCAGCGGGTTCGATTGACACCGCGCATATCGCGGCAGATCAGATTACATCAGCGTTAATTGCAGATGACCAAATTGATAGTGAGCACATTGTTGCAGACTCTATTGATGCGGAACATCTAGCAGCAAACTCTGTTAATACTGATGCTTATATTGATGGTTCAATTGTAACTGCTCATATCGCAGCTGACTCAATCACTGCAGCTTTGATTGCAGATGATGTAATTAACTCAGAGCATATCGTTGCAGATTCAATTGATGCTGAGCATTTAGCACCTAATAGTGTTAACACAGATGCTTATATCGATGGTTCAATCCAAACAGCTCATATCACTGCAGACAATATTACATCTGCTTTGATTGCTGATGACCAAATCGATAGTGAGCATATAGTTGATGGCTCAGTAGATAATGTTCACTTAGCAAATTCAAGTGTTACAGTAAGTGATGGTTCAAACACATCACCTGTTGCTCTTGGTGGTACATTAACTTTTGCTGGTACAACTAATGAGATTGAAGTTGCTGAGAGTGCAGGTACAATCACAGTTGGTTTACCAAATAATGTAACGATTGCGGGTAACTTAACAGTAAGTGGTACTCAAACAACAGTTTCTTCAACAACAATCGAAGTTGCTGATCCATTAGTTGCATTAGCAACAACTAATAATGCTGCGGATGCAGTTGATATTGGTTGGTATGGTTTGTATGATACATCAGGTTCACAAGACTTATATGGTGGAATGTTCAGAGATGCTTCTGATTCAGGTAAGTGGAAACTATTTAAAGACAATCAAGCAGAGCCTACAACAACGGTTAACACGGCTGGTACTGGTTACGCAGTTGGTACTTTAGTTGCCACAATTGAAGGTAATGTTACAGGAGCGGTTACAGGTAATGCTAGTACTGCTACAGCGTTAGCAACTGGTAGAACAATAGGAATGACAGGAGATGTTGTATGGACATCACCTAGTTTCGATGGTTCAGGAAATGTGACAGCAGCAGGAACAATTCAAACTGCAGCTGTAGAACATGCGATGCTTGCTAATGATGCCGTTGATGGTGATAATTTAGCAGATAATGCTTGTGATTCAGAACACTATACAGATGGATCTATTGACACTGCTCACATTGCCAATGATGCAATCACAGCAGCTTTAATGGCAGATAATTCTATTGATTCTGATATGTACGTTGATGGTTCAATCGATACCGCGCATATAGCCAATGATCAAATTACTGCGGCTCTTATGGCAGATAATTCTATTGATTCAGATATGTATGTCGATGGTTCTATTGACACAGCACATATTGCTAATGACCAAATCACAGCAGCGCTGATGGCAGACAACAGCATTGATTCAGATATGTACGTTGATGGTTCTATTGACACTGCTCATATTGCTGATTTACAAGTGACAAGCGCGAAGATAGCAGCAGATGCAATTACTGGTGCTAAGATCGCTGATGATGCAATTGATTCTGAACACTATGCAGCTGGTTCAATTGATACGGCACATATAGCAAATGATCAGATTACAGCGGCTTTGATGGCCGACAATAGTATTGATTCTGATATGTATGTCGACGGTTCTATTGATACGGCTCACTATGCTGATGATTCAGTTACTGAAGCGAAGATGGCAGATGATGCTATTGGTTCAGCTCAGTTAAAGACATTATCAACATTATTGATTATTAACGCGGCTGGTTCAACTGTGAAAACAGTATATGGTGCAGGAGCATAAATATTAACAACGTCTATTTATACTTTTCTATTTAAGATGAGTATAAATAGACTTAACTAAAGGATATAAATAATACTATGGCAGCAAGAACACCAGTAAAAATAGATTCAAACAACTTGAAGGAGATGTCAGCTGACGATAAGACTGCGATTATTAACCGAGCAAAATGGTTATACTTAGCAGATCAATCGGTTACATTATCCCAAGTTGGTAGCAGTGGTACGCTCAGTGCCATGAGTGATACAAGAACCCAAGCGGGTGCTGCAACATCTCATGCGAGTAGCTTCCGTTCTGCTGGAGATACTCCTGATGTAAGTACTGTAACTGTTTCATATGATAAGATATCTGAAGCAACTGCAGGTTCATTAACATTTAATGATAATGGCTCTACAACAAGATTCCCGGTATATGTAGATTCAAGCAATAATTTAAAAGCTATGACTCCACAAGAGATGTTTGATACTTATGCAGATACTCTTGTTGATGCAATTATAGCAGCACTACCTTATCAGATTAGCACATCTACTTCAGCTCCATCTGGATATACTAATGTTTCAACAACAGCGGTATTTACAGATACACGTGCAAACGCTGGAGCATATACTGCGGGTGGTATTACTGAAACACAAGACCAACCAACTACAATTACTAACTATTATCTTCACAGAGCAAATGGTACAGAGACTGATTACAGCGCAAACCCATGTTTCATTAATGGTGATAACAATATTGAAGAATATACTGAAGCAGAGTTTGATGCTATTATAAAAGAGATGATACGTTATGTGGCAGTAGAATTAACTAATCATAAAATACGATACGCAATTGATGGATCAGGCACTAACTTAGGTTCTGGTATGGTCAATACTAAATTAAACAGTTCGACATACGCACAACGTGAAGTTGGTGGCGATGACTATCGAACACAAGAGTTCCCGTCAGGTTCGGCGGCGACAATTTCAACATACTATTTAAAAGCGAGGAAAGCATAATGAGTTTAATCACTAAAGATACATTTGTATCAGCAACCTTCATTGACCAGGACAGGAAGAACCTTGAAGTTTTACTGAACATGGATCATACGGGTGAAATGGAACTAACACCTCATGTTATTGAGGCTTCAGAAGAGCAAAAAGATTTTAAAGATCTTATGAAAATTACTACTATGGATGCGATTCATGAAGAAACTTGGAATATCAAGAAAGCAGAGAGTGAAGCTTTCGTTGCAATGGCAAAACAAGTTATGGCAGATTCAGGTATGCTAGAGCAAGAAAGTAATTTGTCAAAGACAAAGATATTCCCTACTCTTGTTGAAGCTATCTTTACTAACATGGAAAATGAAGATCATTTATTTGCATTAAAGCTAGCACTATTTGAATTACAAGAAATACGTGAGTCAGATAATGTTGAAGCTAAGACTGCATTAAGAAAGGCCCAACATAAGATTGAAATCTTACAGCATGCATTTGCTATTACAGGTGTAAGATCTATGGACACTGATGTTGTAGCAGAACTTGATCCTAAAGAAAATGAAAAAGCACTAGATAAAGTAGAGGCGACAATTAAGAAAGAATCTAAAATGTCACCGAAAAACAGAGCAGCAACTGCTAAGAGACCTGAAGTACAGAAAGCAAAAGTGGCAGCTGCAAAGAAAATAGCAGCAGCTAAAGGAACAGAAGCTTAACGTTTAAGAAACCAGGGTGACCACCAACCGGACCACCCTTCTTCCATAATGTGATGCATCTGTCCTAAGGTGCATATACGGAAGTTAGGATCAGCATATTTCATATTAAATTTTGGACATACGGGATTAAACATTTCGTATTCTATTTCTTTATAATACCATTCATCACTGCCTTTATTGTATTGCTTCATATAAGCATCAGCATAAGGCCAAAACTTCTCCCATATATATGATACATCACCAGTCCAAGAAACTATTGAAGAGTTTAATGGTGTATGTGCTGGTTCTCTCCACCATTTATCATCTAATAGTGTAAAATTCTTTTTAAATAGATTAGGCAATCTTCCATATATAATCATATCTAAATCAAAATAGAGGTTCTCTCCATCCCTAAACTTATCATACATCTGAAATTTATTATACCAATTACCATATAGATCTCTTTCAACAACTTCAAATTCATCATACTCTATACCTGACCAGCTGTCGATCATATGCTTTAAGTTATCAACATGCCATTGATTAAACTTATCACCGAATCTACAACATATTATTCTCTTCATTTCCAATGATCCTTAATCCAACCGCAGCGATTGTCATGTATAGTATTCTCTAAACCAGTAAAGTGCATTACTTTAATATTAGGATTTACCTTATCCATAAACATAAAATCACCAAACTCTTCAAAATATAATTTATTATTTACTGTATTTTCGGCCATATCCATATCGCATTTGCCTATCCACTCTTCAGGTGTAGGAATTATCTTTATCTTATTTTCCCATGCTCTCCAATTAACATAGTTCTGTTCACCGTAATATGGAAAGTGAACAACTCTTTCATTGTAGTAATGCATTTGCCAATACTCAGGATTCTCAATAAAGTCATCCCATACATATGATAAACTACCAGATTTAAACTTGTAAAATCCACCATTTGTTTGTAATGCATTTGTTGCCATCTGTATGGTTTGTCTATTCCACCATATACCATACGTAACTAATTCATTCTCTTGTACATAATGTCCTATAAGGTCGTCAACATTGCCTGTAATAACCTGATCAATATCCATAATTATTATATCATCACCTGGAGATTGATATCCAAAATACGGAGAGAAGAATTTTAGTTTATGCCAATGTTTCTTTACATCGCCATGAGGATTATATGGTAATACTATATCAGCTTCGACATTAGGATCGTCACTAAGACATACTGATTGAAATGGTATACTACAGTTTCTTCTTATGCTATCATATAATTTACTTACATAGTCTGCATTATATTTGTCGCTATAGTATACGGTACATATTTTAACCATCGTATCTTCTCCACACACAATCAAAATCTTTACAGATTGCATGGACTATCTTTGCAAAAGGTGGTATGAACTGTTGCATATCAAAGAAGTAATGCCATCTTGGGTCAAGCCATTGTACAGGAACTTTATTAACTTTTAATTTATATGCGAAAATAGTTTCATTATCATATCTAAACATATCGACAATATTTTTAGGGTATAGACCGATTTCTCTATAATCATCACTTCTTAATGATGTCATCATTTCTAATATGTGTTTAAATCCACCGAAATAATCTAACTGCTTTATATGTTTTGCACTTGCACCAATAATACCGGTATTGATTACATCATTATCAGGATAATAACCACCATCTAATAACATCGCTTGACAATTATAATATTTTGCTGATGGACTACGTATACTTTGGCTAGCTTCTACGTTATGAACAATCTTATCGTTATTATCTAAGACACATATTCCTTTATTTAAATCCCATTCTTCGAAGAAATTTTCTGAATGATTCATAGGTATAGCATCAAAGTCTAAGTATAGAATTTCATCATAGCTCTTTGCTAACTCATATAATACATGTAATTTATAGAAATTTATTATCTCATATCCAGTAACCTCTGGGTAATCGCGTTGAAAATCTTTTTCAAACTGTTTATATCTATTATCGTATTCGTACATCTTAAATGGTACACCTATACGCTCAGCATAAACTCGTTTACATTCTTTTAATCTATCATAATGTTCTTTAAAAGCATCAACGGTTATCTCTGCTTTTTCTACTGTATCAAATTTACTTTTTGAGGTGGTGCCATAATGTTCAGGTGCTGGTATATCAACATATATACTATAGATTATTCTTTTCATAGCTTTCCAATTAATAGATACCTGATACCTCTCTCGTCTTCTAATTCACTCTCTGTCAATACTTCTGCTCCGGCTGGTAGTTGTACTTTAAATTTTTCTATGCTATCTACGCAGTTAATATGGCCTGGGATATCATACATGTTATTAGATGTAAAGGCAAAATGAGCAGAAGGTTTAACTCTTTCCCACCAACCTATATCATATACCGGCCACTTGTTCTCATCTTTACCTTTCCACTCTCTTCTATAATCACCATTCCATTCTTTAAACCAATCATGGTCTTTTCTTGGACCCTTTGGACCCCACCATTTCATAGGTAACATATGTTCACATGAGGTATTGATAAAGATATCTGCAGTATCAAACATATCTCTATAATCTTCGAAAATGTCGCCGGTTATCCAAGTGATATTATCATATTGGTCGAAGAATCTATTTTGACCAATTGAAATCGCATGGTCATCTACATCAATTGCAGTAATACTTTTAACTTTGTCGTGTAATAGCGGTATAAGAATACTTCCATACCAGCATCCGAATATAACAACTTCAGTTTCTTTATTTAAAAGATTTAGATTATCTAAGCCATTCACTAAATTTGTTTTAGCTAAGACTTGATTATCACTAAATGAATCTAAAATATCCTCTTCGTGATCTGGCTCATGCTTAATTGCAGTGAATACACTATCGAGCAAGCTTCTATCTTGATCGTCATCTAATAATAAATTAAGAAATAAAAGATTGTCCTCTTGTTCTATAGCAGTTATAACGTCAAGTACGTGATTAACTCCTTTAGCTTTAGGATTTTTTAAGTTTAATATATTTGTTACATGAGATAATTTATCTCTACTAAGCATTATCCCCAACCATCACTTGTTACTTTTTTAATTAACATCCAATCTCCAATGACTAATATATCTATAGCTGTCTCACGAAAGGTACGTATCGCATGCCACGGTTCTTCTACGATAGGCTCTTGAGAATTAAAACTAGTATTGAGTAACATAGGTATACCGGTTATTTTATAAAACTCATTAATGATATCGTAGTACTTCTCATTTTGTTCTCTATTCACTGTCTGTATTCTTGCTGTTCCATCAACGTGTGTTACACCTGGAATTTTATCAGATATTACCGGCATAATTCTTGACATATATGGTGATGGCTGATTCGTAGCAAAGTATTCTTTATAATGTTCTTCCATTACAGCAGGAGCAAATGGTCTAAAGTCTTCTCGCATTTTAATTGAACTATTAATAATTTCTTTTATATCGGGATTACGTGGATCTGCTAAGATACTTCTATTACCTAATGCTCTATTGCCACTCTCAGATTTGCCTTGAAACCAACCTACTGTTTTACCATCAGCAATTTGTTGAGCAACTTCAGTCATATTAAGAGGTTCCCAAAATAATGCTTCATATCCCCATTGAAACCCTTTACCTGATGACCATCTTTCATACATATTCTGATCATTTATTCTTTCATCTTCAGTGGGTTCCCAATCATAGGCTTTACCAGAGTAAGTATCTACTACATGTTTGTTACCATTTAAAACATAGTCAGCATGTTGATATGCACCAAGAGCTTGACCCTCATCACCAACTGCTGGAGGTACATGTACATTTTTCCATCTTTTAGTAAATGCCTCATTCATATATCCATTATAAGATACACCACCAGCAACACATAGATTATGAGAAGATTGAAGCGGATGAACAAATTCTCTTATTTTGTCCATTGTAAATTTCTGAAGAGTAAATGCTAGATCTTCTTTTCTATATCTATTTAAATCAATATATTCTTCGAATTTCTCCTGTTTCTTTTCTGTTATAGGACCAGCAAGTATTGTTTCAAATATTTCATAGAAGTAATCATTGTTTCTGCCATAAGCAGATAGTCCCATAAGCTTACCTGCACCTAACGTACCAAACCCTGTTAAATTTGACATGTGATTCCATAACCAACCAATAGGCAATATATTTGACAGATCAGTCATTGTTCCATGTTTATCAAAGAAACAACAACGATAACGATTGCCAATACCATCGATGGCTAAACAATCAGCCTCTTCAAAACCTGAATTAATAAAGGCATATGCAGCATGCGATTGATGATGGTCTATAAAGTATATGTCATCTTTATAATAATGATCCCACAATTTCTTAGGTTGCCAATCAAATATCTCATCATGTCCTTTTAATACCGTTTCAAGTAATTCATCTTTTGACATTCTTACACCACCGTAAGTATATGTGAATGCTAGAACACCATCATCAGGTTTCTTAAAATATTCTTTAGTGAATTCATCATTTAATCTATAATCACCAGGATTTAATATATCTGATTGATGAGCATAAGCTTCTGCACGATAAGGTAGGTTATGCTTAAATCGTGTTTGCCTTTCTCTTTGATTATGCCATACTCCATCATATGTGTTGTGATCGTGTAGGTTTAATGCTACTGCCATTATTTTTTTATTCATTTAGTATACTCGCATATTTTTTAATATTAAAATGTCCCTTTGGTTGGACATATTCTGTACAGGTCTTACAATAATTTTCATATTTAAATAATCTGAAGTTCATCATCTTATCTATATTCTCTTGAGTTATCTCAAATTCTTTAGAGGTGATAGCATTGTTTGCAAACTTCTTACTACAATGCACTAAGTTTTGATTCTCAAAGTTAATAACAGGTACCATAGGAAATGCTGCACACATCTTCCTATCTATCTCAGCTGCTTGGGCGTTTAATTGTATATTAGCAAAATCAGGTGATCTGCCATTAAACTCTTTCCATAAGGTATTTTTATGATCTAATTTTTTCATTGCCTCAGGATATAGATGTTTATACTTCTCAAAGTTAGGTGTCTTAATAACTAGATTATAATTATGAAAATCATTTTCATCATGGAACTCATATGACTTAGGTCCTAATAAAGATATCTCATGCTCATAAAAATCTAATATGAAATGCTCAACATATATTATAGTAGGATCTGTCAATACTTGTGGGTATCTTCTCCTTACGGTGGAGTTAGATAGTACTTCGCATACATGATTAGGATTACTTTGAATTGCTTTGATTACATCAGGTAAATTCTTAATTAAACCAGGTTCACCACCAAGTATGTTACATCTAGTCTTGTAGTTTCTTAAATAATATAATGTTCTCTCTAAGAACTCCATATCAACGGTTAGATTCCTTTGTTCTAAAGTATAGCTCGTACAATAATGACAATCCTTATTGCATGACATCGATAAAAAGAAATCTATTGCTAGATAATTATTTTGTACATCAGTTAATTTCATTTCGAAAATCCACCATCTTTAGCATCTTTTAATATCCATTCCATATATGCAATCTCATGAAAAAATTTATTAAAAGCTATTAACAATTTTCTTTTTGGCTCTTCCTTAAATGGAGTATCTGACCATTTAGAATATTCTGGCATGAGATATATTTTTTCTACTATGTAGGAATATATAGCTTCGACATCTTCAACTAAACTTTCATCAATGACTACACTACCTAATAGTTTTTCCATACTATGATATAAAGGCATTAAGCCACCATCCTTTATTTCATGGAGATTAGCTTTGTCATCGATTAAAAAAATTCGATTGTTGATTATTTCTATCATGCCATAAATAAAACTTTTTGAATTTTTTCTACAACATTATTTATTTCTTCATCCGTTATCCATGGATTTATAGGTAATGTTAGTATTGTATCACATATTTGTTTCGCATTTGAATAATCACCTACTACATGATTAATGTTTTTATACATTGGATGTTCACATATAGGTGTAGGATAATGTACTCCTGATCCTTGTATCATATTTTTTGCAGCATCTCTTAATTCTTTATTCTCAAATCTAATAACATATTTGTGGTAACTATGGTATTCTGCAGAATTTTGTACTTGTATAATAACAAATGGTAATGGTGCAAGTGCTACATCATATTTCTCAGCAATAATACGTCTTCTCCAATTCCAATCATCCATCTTCCCTAATCTAAAATTAATAAACTCAGCATTCATACCAAGCATTTTAGAATTATAACCTAATACTTCATGCTCACCATGCTTTCTTAATTTTCTAAATAACACCGCTTGTTCTTTATCGTCTGTGAGTACTGCACCACCTCCAGCAATACCAGCAACTTGTTTGTTTGCATTAAAACTTAATGTGCTAATATCTCCTATTGATCCGCCTGGATGACCATTAAATTTAGAACCTAAAGCTTGACATGCATCTTCAATGAATACAATACCGTGATCTCTACAAAAATCTTTTAGATCATCTGTTGGAGACATACTTCCAAATAAATGTGGATAAACAATTGCTTTAGTTTTATCACTCACCATATCAAGAACACTATCAAGTGATATATGATATGTCTCTAAATCTACATCACAAAATACTGGTGTGGCACCAGCTAATGATACACACGATGCTGATGATATCCAAGAGAAGCTAGTCACTAACACTTCATCATCAGGTTTAAGATTTAAACTTAATAAGGCAAAAGTTAAAGCATCTGTGCCACTACTACAAGCAACTGCAAACTTTCTACCTGTTATTTTCTTTAAGCTCTTCTCAAGAAATTCTATATTTCTCTCTTGTTCTTTTTGCATTGCGCTATCGAAGAGTTCTAAATACTCCTCTTTATTTTCTAAATAATCTCTATCCCAGCCTGTCATGTATTTCTCCCATTTCTTGTGGACTATAACAAATATTTACCTTATGTATCATATCATTATCTTTAAGATATTGATATAAAATTGCGGTAGCTTTTTGATTCTTATCTGTTGGATTAAGACCATCTAATTGATAATCAGCACACATTGATAAACAAAGTGTTATTGTAAATCCTCTATCGAACCATTCTTTTATTGAAACATTTGCGTTTCTTAATAAACATCCTGCAGTATTTGTTCCAGTTATTATAATATGTGAATTGTGTGGCGTAATATTAAATCCTATATGTGGATTACCAGCTACATCTTCTTCCTCGCCTTGTGCAACTTTCAATAAGATTGCATCTAGATTGTGGCTATCAAAGAAGCTGACCCATCTATGACTAAAGTTTGTTTGAGAAATATCCTTAATAGCCATCATTTTTTTATCTTCTTTTGGTGTGTCTATATTTATTGAATCATTCCATAAGAACACCACGTCAGAAGCTTTGCCATAAACATGATCTATTAAGAATTGTAATTGTGCGTAACGATTGTTATTTGAACATTCGTCCATTAGTTCAGGATAACCACGAAAGTGGTTTAGTACGATCACTTTTTTCATCATATAATTCTATTTATTAGTCTATAAAAGCAAAGATATCATCAAATGGAGGGCACGTATCTTTAGCAAGACTTTCTGGTTTCATATTTTGCCATTTATATAATTCTGCCTTTCCTATAGTTTGTATTAGATATGGTGTATATTTAATAAATGGATAATGCTTTGAATGCCACTTTTCTACTTGTTTAGGAAAACAAATAGCATATGAAGTATCCCACCCTGCATCGCACACTGCTCCTGTAATTGTTTTAGCAATCATTCCTACTTCTATACCCCAACTTTCTCTACCATCTGGGATAAAATCTTCTCTACCCATTTCCCACTGAGTTCCTGTTGCTTCACATTGTTCTGCTGCAAAGGCATTAGGTGGAGCGACTCGTGGTGTAAATATCAATGTCCACGGTGCTGTTGCAATATGATATAGATTAGGATTTGCATGGTATTTGTCACCAACATCTCCATCAAAATCTACTTTATTTTGCTCACACATCTGATATAGATGATTGCTTCTTTCTACATTTGGTCCTAACACATAACATTTATATGGAAAGGCATTTTGTTTTGATGTCGCAAGCGGATAACCTATTTTTAGTATGTCATCTATAGCCGCTCTAGTAGGAACTAATTCTCCATGACCAGTGTGGTAATGTACGACATGAGCTCTTTTATTTAGAGACTCTGTTATATTACTCATTTAATTTCTCCTTGTTTTATATGTTCATAAAATAAAGTTGCTAACACTTCATTGCCAACTTTAGTGGGGTGTCCATCGTCTAATGATATAATGTTTGGATTATCTGGATCTAGATCAAAATATTTCCTATCCATAGAATATCCACCAAGTTGTTTTATAGTTGGCCAACCTATATAGTATTTATGATTAATTAACGGATCATAGTACATTATTATCTTTAATAATGTTTCTATATTATTATCTTTCTCTTGGTTGGAATAACTACCAGCAGGAAGAATAGCCATAACATCTTTATAATTTTCAATATCATGATAGGTTTTAATTATACCATTTGATGCTTTTATATAATCTCCATATAAATTTACCATTTGTGTTTGTAGATATGGCAAATTATGGTATTCACACATATATTGAAAACTTAAATAGGTTCTTAAACTTCTTCGTACCCAACTAAATACATCACCGAGAGCTTTACGTTCTAATAGCCATCCTCTTCTTGAAGCAGCTCTATTTCCCCGTGATACATCAGTATGTTGCCATACATCTTTTTCTTGAAAATCTTTTCTAAATCCCTGAGACCATGCAGCAATAACTAAACCTATTTGACTTTTATCTTTTATATTTTCAATTGTATCTTGTAGCGATGAGTAAATATATTCATTACCTTGACCAGATGACCCTAAACAAATAAGTTTCATATCTAATTTCTTAGCTAATATCTCAGGCCATTTTGGCCAAGACGTATCCATATCAGGGTGATTTGTAGATCTAAATTTTAAATTAGTAAAACTATCGCCACTAACTATTAAATATTTCATTTATTTTTTATAAATTCATGAATAGCTTCTGCTAATCTTATATGACCAGCAGCATTCGGATGACCATCATATTGTGATATAACATAAGGACTTCCTACTACACCACACACCTCAATACTAAGAGGAAATCCTCCAATATTTCTTGAAATTGGCCAACCTAAAAAGTTACGTGCATCTATAATTCCATCATATTCAATTATAATATCAAGTATTTTTTTCAGATCTTCTTTAGGATCACCTGGATATGCTAGTGTATCATCTTCAAATGTTTTGCCGCCAAACATTATTTCTTGATCAGTGGGAGGCAATCCTCTTAACCAATCTACATATAACGGTATCATTTGTGTTTGTACATATGGGATATTATATCTTCCACAAAGATAATCTAAACTTCTATAAATCCTTAGACTTCTTCTTACCCAGCTAAATACATCACCATGCGGATCTACTCGCTCAGCTAGCCAACCTTTTGGAATTGCTTCTGGTGTTTGTTGATTGCGGCCGCCTATTACATTCCATTTTCCTTTTATACCTTCTTGAAAATCTTTTCTAAAACATTGTGACCAACCAGCAACTACCATACCTATTTGACTTTTATCTTCTAGAGTTTCAATATAATCTAATAATACCGAGTATATGTATTCGTTGCCTTGTCCAGATCTTCCTAAGTTAATAAGTCGCATATCTAATTTTTCTGCTAATAATTCTGGCCACATCGGAAAAGACACATCCATATCAGGATGAGCAGCTGATCTAAATCTTCTATCGGTGAAACTATCACCACTAACTATTAATAATTTTTTCATACGAATCCTTTAGGGTCTTTACCACTCCCGCCTTCATGAGTATTTGGATTTTTTCTACAGAATGTTTGACACATTTTTACAGCTTTATCAGGATGATTCCATAATCCTGCCCAGTGATCTTGCCAAGGGTCACTCATAAAAACATTTTTAATATCTTCTACACTATGAAGATTATCAATATGAAACTCTTCTCTAAAAAATCCTCGCTCTTCTAGCTCTGGCACCCACTGATCCATTTCACAACATGGAACAAAATATCCCATACTATTAAACATAATATCTTTTGTTATATCTAAATTTAAACAATCTGGATCTATAAAATGTGCTTCTTCTTTAGGCCTTTTTCCAATAATATCTGTCTTTAATGTCGGAGGTAAAATTGATGGACCATCATAGTTGCAGTAATTATTCCAAAAATCTTCTGCACTTTCAAATTTATATTCACTAGATAAAGGTCTAATCTCATCAATAAAAGTTTCTACATCTATATCCATCGCTTTCACGGCATCCATAGCATCTGTTGTTCGTCTAGATTGTATTGCATGTTTACCATCAGGTTTATATTTTATTAAGTCACCTGACCATCGTGTAGAATGATAATAATCAAAATACATACCATATTGTGCAGCTAATAAATTGCCTTCTTTAATATCTTCTTGATTATATTTAAATACAATCCATTGCCATTCAATATTAGCTCCATATTCTCTGCCATACTTCATCATCTCCCATACTTGTTCTCCATTTTGATTGATTCTATATTTATGAGAATCTTTTGGTAAACCATCTAATGCAAATGTCCACCACCATTCTTCTCCACGACAAAGTTGAAAAACTTCAGTCCACCATTTCTTTGATTTACCACTACCATTTGTACGAATATTTGCTTTCATACCTTTGCCTTTCATATATCTTAATGTTTTTACAAAGTCGGGATGGTAAATAGGATCTGATAAATTTCCACAAAACTCAATAAACTTAAATACTTCAAATATAATTTTATATTTTTCAAATGGAATATTATATCTACGATCCCAAGCTTGTGTCTTATACTTATCAGAATGTATCATTTTACGATCATGTAATCCTTGCTCTCGCATAAAACATCCACCGCATTTAAGTCTACATATAATTCCTGGTTCAAAATTAATTTTTGATGTAGGAGTATTATTATTGCTTATCCACTCCCATGTAACCTTACCATTCTCATCAAATTGTTTAGGTTGAGGTTTGTCAGGATCGATATAAAAATGCCTAGCTTTTTGAGCATGAGGATCTTCCTTATGATTGGTACTCATGCAGTTTTCTTGGGATTATATCCAGGAGGTGGAGCACCCACATCAGGCAAATGTTTCATTGGATATAAGTCTTCACCAAATGCCCATCTTCTTTCATGACACCAAAAACATCTTGCGCATACTCTTGTAAATCCTTGGGTCCACCAAGATGTACCAGTACATGAACGCGTATGCGGATAAATTTCATTAAGTAAAAATGGGTGAGCATGATATATAGCGGCGACAAACTTTTTATCAACATTAATAAATGGTTGACATACTTGTCTACGCATTGTTGGCCATTCTTCTCCTTCATGACTACGGCGAGGTTCACATAAATGATCGAATTTATGTTTTTTCATTTCTTCCATTGATGGATTACTTGACATACCATCGAATCTTAGAATATGATCGTATTCTAACATAAGATCTCTAGTGATTCTATCTATTAATAACATCTTAACCATTCCAACAACGGTCATATCTTTATATCTGTCATAATATTTTATACAATATTCAGCATCAGCAAAATATTTAGGGTCTTTGTCATCAAATTCAAATACTCTTATGTCTTTTAAATTTGCATTAGGAAAATGTTTCTGCATTTTTTCAACAAACATAATAGCTGAGTCAGCATCTAATGGTGCATTTAAATCTCTACATGTATATGGAATCCATTCAATCTCAGGAAAATATTTACAACACAAATAAAGTGCTGAGGCAGAATCACATCCGCCTGATAGCGATACTAAAACTTGTTCAGGTAAACCATTCTCACCAAGTTTAACATCGTATAAATTTTTTGCTTGTTCAGGACTAAAAAAGTCAATTGTTATACCATTATATGTTATTTCCATTATGTATTCCTTGTATTCCTCCATGTCTCTAATTCTTTAGTGACATTAAAGTATTCTTCGTTTTTAATTTTCTTTACTGTATTTTTCTTACTAGGTGCTGGAAAATTGTTATAGATGTCTTTCATACTATCACGAATATTCCTTGAATCTGGGTCGAAGCCTCTATTTGTTTTAACTAATAATAGAGTAAAGCCTTCGTCTTCTGCCATTTGTTTTGCTATCTCTATCTCATGTTCGTTATAACCAAACACAATATATTGCCAAACAATAGCAACACCCATTGATTTACCTAATCGCATTGTTTCCCATACGTTGTCAAAATTAGAACCAATACGATATAGTTCACTCTTCTTATCGATACCATCAACACCAAAGTACCATGCATTCTCATTCATACCATAAGTGAATGCTTCTTCCCACCATTCTTGAGTATGAGTTTTTTTAATAGACTCACCACATGTAGCAATACGTACACCTCTGCCAGTACCATCTAACATTTTTAAGAATGTTAAAAAGTGTGGGTTATAGATTGGGTCTGATATTTGTCCACAGAATCATATTTCATTTGTTGCATACCAATCGGCGATGCGATCATCAGGTTGTAGTTGTGTAAATCTTGCCATTATATTGTTTCCGTCAAATATAAATTATTATCTTTCCTTAAATTACCACACTTATATTTACAATGCTTCATTGCATGTTTTTGGTCATGCAGTAATGTCCAAAAGAAATGATTCCATTCTTCTGATTTAAATATTGCTTCAACTGATTCAGCTTTATTTAATCGAAGATGGTTGTCTTTTAACCCAAAGTATTCAACACCAAAGTCATTCTTTGGATCATCTAGCCAACAGCATGGTAACATAAATCCATCAGATGTATAGGCAGCAGGTTTATGATAAGCCTTCGGTTCAAAGGTTAAACAACGTGGTTTAATCTCTAATTTAAATTCACCGATATCAAGTTCTTGTGCTTCTTGATCCTCTTTCTGCTTATTCATTGCTGCCTCTGACGAACTCACTGCTTCACTCCATTTATATATAAATCTGTTCCATCGCCTGTACCATCAAATGAAGGGAATTTAAATAGTTCATCGAGTGGTCCTCTATCACTAGCATCAAAACCTAATTCAGAGTTTTTAGTTTCATGATGCCATGTTCTATCAACTCCCTCATTGGGATATCCTATACCAATAATTAGTTTAGGGTTCATAATATCTTTTGAACCTGGCGTTGATTGACCATTAGATAATATATTAGCTATATTATCACATTCGAGGGCTGAGCATATGCCAGTTTTATATCCTAACATAGCTGCAGACAATGTTAAATTACCAACAGCGATTCCAATTGAAAAATCAATTTGCTCTTCATATACTGTTAAAGCATTATATTCTCCGCCTTCTTTAGCCATATAATGAGTACCACCTTTTGCTGTACCTCTATCTTCAGTAAAAACAAACATAGCATTTGCTAAGACTTGAGAATTCTTTACAGAATATTTTTCATCGTTTTGCCAAGGTTGACCATCTCTCATTTCAAACATATCATCGGGTGGTTCAGTAGCATCAGTTGGTGCTACAAGGAATTTCTTTGTCTGATCATAAATTTGTCTAATTTTAGTCTTATCAGTAAATACATGTAAAGCATAATGGGTTTCCATTGCTTTCTTTGGACTTTGCTGCGCAGCATAAATTAGTGTGTCTAAATCTGCTTGTGGAATTGTCTTAGACAAATCCCAGTTTCTTTGTGCGACTCGTGCAATATCGACAGCCGCTGTTATTGTTGCATTCATAACTCTATCTCCTGTATATCGGGTATGTAATATTCTTCTAGTTCTGGAAATACTTTAAATAAATCCATTTCCCATTTTGTTCCTTTATAATGTTTATCATTCATAAGTAGATATTTAAATGTGTCTTGTATATCTATGTAATCATCATCTCCTTCAACTCTATTGCCATAATATGTATCATGAGGAGATTCTCTTAATACCTGTTGTATATCTGGGAAGCCTTCATACAACGGTATAAGTTTTTCTTTAAGTGGTTTTGGTAATACATTAGCACATAATTTACCAGGACCTCTAATATTTGACCAATTTATTTGATGAAATAAAGCTTTATTCTCACCAAACCATTTTATTAATTCATGGAAACGAAGTACAGATAGGAATGATATAGCACCATTAATGTTTACCCATACATTCTCGTATTGCTTAACATGTTTTATATTTTCAACAATTTCGTCCCAATTAGATCTACGTCTTATATAATTATTTGCTTCACCTATTGAATCTAATGATACTGTAAATTCAAATAATCCAAAGTGAGGAATAAATTTAGAAATTTTTAATTTTTCAAATTCTAATATAGACATATTTGTTTGGTACTTAACCATTATATTTTCAGCTTCACCTGATTCAACTATCTTTTCTAATAATCCATAAAACTTTTTCATTACTAATGGTTCACCACCAATTAATTTTAAATTATATATGTACGGAGCAATTTCTGCAATCTGATCTGTAATATCATCAATTGTATTTATAGATAAAGCTGGAATCCTTTCCATCGAAGCTTCAGAAAAAATATTTTGGTCTTTTAAATCTTCGTGATGCATTGTTTGAAGTCGTATACTAGAATCATATGGAATACACATATAACAATCTAAGTTACATTGATTACCATAAGCTTTTACTTGTACTTCAAATATTCTTTCTTTAAAAAATGCATCTGAATGAGTCGCCCAACCTGTTTCATCATGACTCCAACTTTCTATTTTTTTAAAACGTTCAACGGTATTACGCATGCGAGGCCAAAGTCTTTTATCATTTGTTTGGAGTTTTAAAGAAGCTTGACGTCTTGATCTTCCATAGTGTTCTTCTTGATATCTACAATTTCTACATATTTTATTTACAAGCTTTAAAGGATCATCAGGTGTAAGCATCTCTTCACGCATATGATTCAATGTTTCATCTTTATTAAAATAATCTTTGCAGCTTACATCTTTAATATTTGGACCATACGGTTCACCAGTATCTGGATCTGACTCTTGAGCCCAAGAACAAGGAAGGAATTGACCATTAGTGGATGTGTATATCATTTGGAATGGTGCACCACAAAACCAAATCTCTTGATTTTTAATTTGATCTTCTAAAAGAGGAAATTTTGTAAACCATTCACCTGTGTCTACCTTTCCACCGCCAAGGTATTGGTCACCAGGACCACCTTGCGTTAATTTTTTATCCATTATCTATTTTCTGGTTTTATATAATACTCTTCTAATTCTGGAAATACATCAAATAAGTGTAGTTCCCATCTTGTTCCCGTGTAATACTCATCAGCCTTTAATAAATAATCAAATGTGTCTTGTATGTCTATATCATCAGCAGGCATACGAAGAGCTTCTTGAATATCTGGCCAACCTTCATATTTAGGGAGTAAGTCATCTTTTAATTTTTGTGGTAAATTATTAGTTCTTAAATGTGTTGGATGTTCTAACATAGCCCAATTTACCATATTAACTTTATCTTTACCTTCATCTAAACACCAATCAATCATTTCATAAAATCTTAATACACTAAGGAAAGAAACTAATCCATTAAAGTCAACATCAACATTATCATACTTATTACAAATATCTACATTGTCTACAATCTTATCCCAGCTACATCTTCTTCTCATGTATTCAATAACTGGTCCGATGCCATCAATAGATCCAACCATAGAAACAAGTCTAAAGTGAGGAATATAATTAAAGATGTTATGTTTACCAGCCTTTGTCTCTGTCAAATTAGTTTGATATTTAACTATGATATGTTTAGCTTGATCGATTTCTATTAATTTATCTAATAGTTCATAGTGCTTCTTCATAATAAGAGGTTCACCACCAATAATTTTTATGCTTCGTATATATGGAGCCATCTCTATAGTTTGGTCCACCATAGATTTTGTATTAGATATAGGAAAAGTTTCATTATGTATTGGTATCATAAATGTACCATCTGCTTCTTGTGTTATATCAGGTTCATTCAATATTTCAGTTTTATCTCTTGTTACCCAATCAAAAAAGTCTTGAGTTTCTTGGGTTAATTCACCAAATACTGAATCATTCCATACACCTTCATGAGCAACCTTTTGGCGAATTGTTGAATTTGCATGAGTACACATATAACAATCTAAGTTACATTCGGAACCATAAACTTTTAATTGAACCTCAATTATTCTTTCATCAAAGGCAAATAGACCACTTGCTTTAAATAATTGAGCAGCACGATCAACCTTTGGCCAAAATGAAGAATCATTAGTATGTATTTTCATACATGCTGTACGTCTTGATTTACCATAACGTCTCTCATCACTTACACATCGTTCACAATACTTATTTACATTAGGAAATTCTTTTTCGTTTGGATCTAACATTTCTTTACGAATACCATTTAGAGCTTCGCTGTTTAACATCCAATCTTCAATTGATGTGTTGAGTACATTAGATTTACCATCAGGTTTACCGAAACAACATGGTTGATAATTACCATCTATCTCCATGTATAACTGAGTAAATGGAATATCACAAAAGAATATTTCTTGGTCTTTGGCTTGTTGAGCAATTGATCCATGTTTAAGTAAGTCTGGAATAACTCTTATATCTCTTTTCTTACGGCCATCCTCAGAATGTGTTTTAAGAGGCTCTACAAACCAAGCATCGGTATTTACGTGACCTGCTGTAGACGTATCGCCAGGTCCGCCCTTTGTCATATATGTTGGAAGTTCTTTATTGTGGTCTTTCATATTGTTTATCATCCTTTGGTAAAAAAGAAACATCTCCTTGTTGATGTTTCAAATCTGCTTTTTGATATTCAGTCATCAAAAATTCTATTTCTTTGTAAGCCCATGTCGGTTCATATAAAATATCAATCTCATCAACTACTGAATGCCATTTAATAATTTCATATAATCTAGCAAAAGCTACTATATTTTTTTCAATTGTACTATCGCCTTTCACTTGATAATCAGCGCACATAGAAAGCATTATCTTTACATTATATCCAGCTTTAGCCCAATGTACTGCAGAATATCCTCTTGATAATGCTACACATCCACATGTATTACAACCTGCTATAAAAATATCTGTTATATTAACATCTTTTTCCTTTGCTATTTCTATAATATCTTTATAATCTAACTCTTTATCAGCTGGAGAAATGGTTACCCATTTATGTAGACCATCTGCTTTTGTCATCAACTCCAGTTCCCATGTTTTTTTATGATGTGCATCATAGTGATGAGAGGATATAATCAAAGATGGCTCATCATGATGACCAGATGCTCCAGAAAATAAGAATTGGTTTAAATAAGAAAATCTAAGATTATTCATATAGTTATCACCCAAAGCTGGATGACCCTCAAAGTCAATCAATAATATTAATCTTCTATCTTCCATAATATATTAAACCCAATTTATTACTGTTTCTGGCTCCGGTTTTTTATCATCAGCACTATCTATATCATTTAACCATTCTCTTCGCGACTCTTTACATTTTCCAATTGTCACAAGTAATAATGGACATTCTTTTACAAAATCTAAGTCTTCCCAATCTTTCATATCAATTGAAAAACAAAGAATGCATGAGGTATCTAAGCCTTCTTCTAAAGCGAATGCAGTTAGGTTAGAATAAAACATACCAGTTTCTATTAACGCACACATTTGACCATTGATTGCATCATTATCCATTTGCTCATAATAACCACCACCTTCTACATGTCTTTTATATAATGGATTTGGCTCGCAAATTCTTTGTGACATAACTATAGTATATGGTGCAGATGCCAATTGTTCAAATAATTTATTGTTACTCGTGGCAGGATGGACATAATCTTTATTCTTTTCATTCATCAATACATCATTAACTTTAGTTTTTTCCCATATTGAAGTTTTTTCTGCAGTTTTATCTGGACCTAATACATTTACATGATAGGGCATAAAACTATTTTTTGAACGAGTAACTTTCCAAGTATTCCATAATATTTTTTCTATTAATGCTTTATCAGGAACTTCATCACTCCATTCAATTACGTGTTTACTCTTACTGAGTAATTCTAATTGGTTCATTTTTTTCTCCTTTTAAAAAACGTTTTATTGCTTATTGCTTTTAATAATCCTTCCCATCCACCTTCTTTTGGATTCAATATTATTTGAACCCAATATTTGTCTTTTGTACTTTCCCAATTGACTGTATGCCAATGGTTTGGACCATTATGTAAAATAGGTATAACGTTACCATTTTCATCTTCTCTATATTCATGCTCATAAACAATTTCCTCATGCCTATCTTTATTTAAATATTGTAACTTATAATTACTATTTTCCGATATTTCAAATGGAAATATTAAAACATATCCACTATCAATATGTGGTATAAAATCTACATCGCCATTTTGTACACTTAAGTAAGCACGTATTTCGGCTTTATGCTCACCTGATTCTATTTTGGCTGCGTCAAGTACTCCAACCCAATCCATTTCACCCGTATGAAATAAGTCTTCATTAACTATATCATATACTGGATGCTCTTTTGGTATTCTATGATGTGTAATACCTTCATACCATACTTCGCCTATTGGCTTTTCTTTTAAAATCTTTTTATAAAAATCTTGAACACTATCTACTACTCCAGTTATTTGTGGCATTTCTATACAATAATCTTTATGCCAACCTTTTCCCGTAGTTTCAAGAAAATGTGGTTTAAGTTCAGGGAATACTTCTAGCAAATTCATTTGCCACTTCGTTCCCTCATATGAACTATCCATATCTATACAGTATTTATATAATTCTACAGGATTAAAGTCAGGATCTGCTGGTAAACGAAGAAGATCTGCAATTTCTTCATAAGGTGGAGTATTTTCATATATAGGAATTAATCTATCTTTTATATCTTGTGGCAAATTGTTTGCTTTCATTTGACTTGGCATATCTACTGGCCACCAATTCTTCAGATATGTTGGGAATACTGATGGAATTTCGTGTAAATGTAATACACTAAAAAATGTAACTACAGAATTTATATCAATAATAACATTTGGAAATTTAGAAAATATTTTTATGTTATCATATATCTTCCAATAATCAGATCTTCTTCTAATATAATCATTATATCCTTCAATTCCATCTAAAGATACAACTACTAAAACCTGCCAAAAATGTGGTATATACTTAAGCACATTATGTTTACCTACTTTTAATTCTGTTGCATTCGTTTGATATTTTAATTGTATATTTTTGGCTTCATCTATTTCTATTAACCTATCTAATAGTTCATAATGCTTTTTCATAATAAGAGGTTCGCCACCAATGATTTTTAAATTATAAATGTGTGGAGCAAGTTCTATGATTTGATTATTAATTTCATCTACTGGTTTTTTCCTCATAGCATTTACAGATTTTTCGCGAGCATTTTCTTTATCACCCCATACGACATCATTCCATACATCGTTTTCAAATGCCATTTTAGTTCGTATTGAAGAACTCATATGATGACACATATGACAATCTAAGTTACATTCTATACCAAAAGATTTTACTTGTATTTCAAGAATTCTACCTTTAAATTCATATCCTTCACCTCTTTTAGTTCTTGCAGCACCTTCGAGAACATGTCTCCAAATTTGTTTTTCATTTTTATAAATGCTATTAGCTATTAATCTTCGTGAGGTTAATTTTTGACCCTTCTCATCATTTATGCATTTCTTACAATGATGATTAACAAATTCGTAATCAGATTGTTGATCTACCATTTCTCTACGAATATTTTCCATTGTACTTCCAGTCATCCATTCTTTAAGCGAAGTATCATGTAATGTATTTCCTTGTTTATATGGTAAATATTCAATTTCTTGAATTGGTCTTTGCTGATCGTCAAAGCCTTCATTAATGATAAAGGCCTCGCCATGTGCGAGCTGCTGTCGCTCACCAAAATTACATTGAGCATAGTTACCTTCTTCATCGGTAAATGCCATAATCCATGGAATACTACAAAACCAAATTTCATTATTTTCTATTTGTTCTATTAGTTTTTCAGTCACAACACTGATTTCTATATTTTCAGCTTCCATCAATGCACCAAATTGATGTGGAATATCTCTCACAACTAATTCTGTTTCTAATGAAATCTTTCCATTTAATGTATCAATAGCTGTAAGAATTGGCATTATATCTTGTGCTTTTATTCCTCTCTTCCAATACCAATAACCACCATCTTTAGTAGGATTCTTTCTATGATAAATTATCTTTTTGCCAAGCCATCTTGCTTCTTGAAATAATCTTGGAGCTGGGTCAAATGTATCTTTTGTATAAACATATGTTTTAAATTTGCCTAATAGATTAGGGACAGGAGATCTTAGATTGTTATGCTCAAAGTTTATATACTTCTGATGATAGGTTAATATACCATGGTCAGGATAATCATCTATTATTTTTTCTATACCTTCGTAATACTCTGAATTTGTACCTAAAAATAAATGATCGAATTGAATATCTTCTTCAACTTCTTTGTATATAGGGAAATGTATTATCTTTTCAAAGTGTTCACCAACACCATTAGGATAAACATCTGTGTCACATAAATCGATAACCTCTGTTGGCTTAAAGAATTTTAGAGCTTTAGGATAATCTTTAGGGTGATTCTCTGAATAAACAGAAATAACTTTATTACCAAATAGTTTTTTAAGTGATTCTTTTTGTACTGATCTATAATCATTCCATCCCCAATGGGCTAAGGTCATCATACTTCTACCCATAATCAATGTTATACAATCATCAGGGATATAATCATTATTAAATACTATATTTTTGCAATGGATATATTTGTCATTAAGAGATTCTGTATAATCACCTGATGTAAAATCACGGTGCGTTATAACATATACCTGTGCGGGTATACCTTTTTCGTTTAGATGAGAGCAATATTCATAACTATAATAGAATAGGCCATCACAAGGTTTACTCGTACATACTATGTTTAACATAACTTCTCAATTATCAATTATAGTTCTATTTATATGTTATAAATAGGTATATAATTATAAATAAGTTGATAATATGAACTGGGAATTATTTGCGTGGGCAACAGGATTAGGATTCTTATGGTGCCAGGTAGTTACACACTATGCTGTTTCTGTAGGATTACATAGATACTTTGCTCATCAACAATTTAAAACAAGTGTATTTCACGAGGTTGGCTTCATAATACTCATTATGATTGCTTGTGTTCGTACGCCTATTGGTTGGGTAGCAAGTCATAGAATGCATCATGCAGATCTTGAAGGACCATTAGATCCTCACGATGCTAAACAAATAGGTTATTGGAAAGTGGCACTTACAACATGGAAGTTACCACATATACCAGTAAGATTTGCAAAAGATTTATACGATAATCCAAGGCTTGTATGGGCTCATAAGAATTGGGAAACATTCTTATGGTTATATTGGGCCGTGTGTATGGCTATATCACCGTACTTCTGGTGGGCTGCAGCCTTTATGCCTTATGTATTTGCAAAGGTAGGATTTGGTATGTTAAATATATTTGGTCATTGGAATGGTCCTACTGATGGACCATGGATGAATTGGATTTTAGGCGGTGATGGTTATCACAAAGTACATCATGAGGAGCCACGTAGGTTAATATTAGGTAAATACGATTTAGGTGGACATTTGGCGGATAGATTTTGGAAAAAGAATTAAAAAATAATAGATGGGTTGATGTTCCTATGACTGAAGATGTTTGGCATCTTTTGAAGGAACAACGTATATCCGATACTTATTACAAACGTGGGTCAGGGCAAGCAACTCAAGATTTAGATTGGGTTGAGGCTACACATCGTAATTGGGTTCATGACATTATTGATTTAAGCGAATTTCCTTATTGCTATGTTACAAATGGCAGTACTGATGCTATCCATCAATGGTTACTTAAAGAAGATCGTCAATGGCAATACATTAAAGGTGAATACGAATATCCTAACATAATCGATGCTGGCACAGAGATTGATGATGATTTAGATAAACATAAAGTATTATACCTATCAAATCCATCTGCTCGTTGTGGTAATATTCATAATGACTTAAAAGATGTTGAGTGTCCAGTCATATTAGATTGTACATATATAAGTAGTACAAGCATACAAAGAATACATATACCAAAAAATACTGAACAAGTTATGTTTAGTTTCTCAAAAGGATTTGGTATGATAGGAAATAGATGTGGTTTAGTTTATACAAAAAAACCTCATAAGACATTACACATGCTAAAAGATTTTGAAAATTGGAATTATGCATCGGTAAAAACAATGGAACTTATTATGAGTAATTATACAGTTGATGAAATGTTTAATAGACATAGACAAACACAGATACACTTATGTAAAAAATATAGTTTAGTACCATCTGATTGTTTTTTTCTTGCAACATCAGGTGATCCATATTATAAAAAAAGAAGGCGAGCTAAAGGTAATCCAACAGCAAGACTTTGCTTAACTCCACTTATAGAATGGTAGTACCAACTTACTTAGGTCTTACATTAGACGAATTAAATCCAGACAACATTGCTGAATTAATTGCAAATGTGGGTGTAGTTGTTATACGTGATAGCGGAGCAACTCCTGAAGAATACGCTGAATGGTCTTTAGGTATAGGTTATCACTTAAGTCCAGAAATATGGTGTACTGATAAAGAACATTCAGATCTGTTTTGGACAGTAACAAATGAAATGGTTGATGATAGAAACCAAGGATTATTTGGTGACTATGAATTAGATTGGCATACTAATATGACTCCAGTTGCTGACGCAGAGGAAGTCATAGGTTTATATGCGAAGACAATAAGCTATGAAACTGAAACATGGTTTGCTAGTTCAATACCATATTTTAATCAATTACCTGAAAAGAAACAAAATCTTTTAAGAGAATTAACAGTTGTACTTGACCCTAAAAGAACATTAGGTGTATATAAGCCAGCATGGCAGCCTAAGTTTGGACAAATATATGGAGAAGAAGTTCTACGAGAAATTCAAAAGAATAGAGAAACTCGTGAGGTTTTTAATGCATTAAATATGGAGCCTGAGAATAAACACAAATTTGGTGCATCTCGTGGTATAATGAATAATCATAGACTTGTACCTAAACATCCATTAGGTGTCGAAGGTTTATTCTTTAGTCCATATGAGGTACACGGATTTTTAAAAGATGGTGAACCGTATGAACACTCAGAAGAATTATTTAATGAGTTATGGAATGATTATGTATGTAATGATAGATACGTATATATGCATACGTGGCAAGAAGGAGATATAGCATTATTTGATAATGTAATAGGTATACATAGAAGACCAGATATACTTAAAGATAAGCCACGTAAACTATTACGAACTGCTACATGGTACAAATCACATATGAGGAAACACCACGACTATGTTGTATAAATAGAAATATGAGAACAAAATATAAATTACCAACACATGGTGAATTAAAGCATATCAATATAGATCTTGATAAGCTTCAAGCTGCTACTGATAAGTTAGCTAATGACTATGTTGATGTAAAGACCGCTAACAAAATGTTATGTGATAATCATATGGCATTGAGTAAATCTGTATACGATAATTTTGAACAAGTAAACTTAACCGAATTTGGCGGTGAAAAAGAATTAGAATATACAGATAGCATAAAAGAAAGATTAAGAAGAGGTGAGGAAAAACTATATAATAAGCCAAATGAAAAATATATAGGAAGCTATTTCGAAGAGATATGTAATCAGTTTGAATGTGATAAGATGAGAGTTCGTATCACTAAACTTGATCCACATACGAATGTTCCTATGCATATTGATTATGATCCTACATATGCCACAAGAGTTATTATACCAGTTTATACAAATGAGAAAGTAAAGAATTTATTTAAAGTGAAAGGTGAAGAGATTGAAACACATTTAGAAGCAGGTAAAGCCTACTTCTTAAATACTGGGTTTGCTCATGGCGTATTCAATAAGAGCGACGAACCACGCATAGCCTTTATGTTTAGTTTGGACGGACAAAATGACATTACAGATATTAGATTATAGCGACGATCAATTTACAGAATTAGCAAATAAAATAATCGAAGATGGATCAGTAGTACTCCATGAACAAAATCTAACACGAGCACAGCATGTTGAAGTATGCGAACGTTTTGGTGAGTGCGAGAAACAAGGATATTGGATGAATCCACCTGATACTCCAGAAATTAGTATTGTATCTGGTCAAGTAGATGAAGATGGCAATTCTATTGGTATGTTTAGAGATCAAGAATTAGAATGGCATGTGAACGGTGCTGGTAGACATAAGCTAACAGAATTTGTTGTATCATTATATTGTGTTGAGGAATGCGTAGATACAGTGCTCTCAATATGTAATTGGTCACATATGTTTGCTGATCTATCCAAAGAAGAACAAGATTATTATCGAAGTATTGATGTACACCTTGATGGAAATGGTGTTACATTGTGGCCTAATAGTGATTATATGGGTAGAGAGCGGGAGTTTAATGTAAGTAATGAATATTATAAAGAAGCTATTGAAGATGATGATAGACGACCGCTTATTGGTATTCATCCAATAGATGGCAAAGAATATTGTTATTTTCTTATTCAATATTTAAAAGAAGCATATATTGGAAATAAGAAATTAGACATTAAAGAATTCTATGATGACTTATGGCCGAAAGTATTCAGATCAAAATATATGAAACATCACGTATTTAGAAGAGGCGACCTACTCTTTATGGACCAATTAAAGACGATTCATAGACGATCGCCTATACATTATATGGATAGAATGTTGTGGAGGACTGCGTTTGACTACTCAAATATTAGATTTTAGTGATGAACAATTAAAAGAATTAGCTGAAGAAATTATAGCTACGGGTTCTGCTGTGTTGTACGATCAAGTATTGACACAAGAAGAATATGTCAAAATGGGTTATCGTATGGGTGAATGCGAAGGATATAATTACTTTATGAATCCTAAAGATCACCCAGAAATTAGTCTTGTAAGTGGACAAAAAGATGAAGATGGAAAACAGATAGGAGTATTTGGCGAAGGTGAATTACAATGGCACGCTAATGGTACAGCTCGTCATAAATTTGATCAAATAGTTGTAACACTATATTGTGTAGAAGAATGTATAGATACTGTATTATCAATATGTAATCAATGCGATGCATTTGCAGAATTATCTGAAAGAGATAAAGAAAGATATAGAACTATAGATATTCAGCTTGATAATGTAACAGATGCTATATATAAGATATCTGACTATGATTTACCTGATCAGCCAGCGCCTGAAAATACTATTAACACAGGAGCTGAGTTTTATCAAGAGGATGTAGATAGAAGGCCATTAGTAGGTAAACATCCAATTGATGGTAGAGAATATTTATATTTCATGGTACCATTTATTGTTGGCGCATTTGAAAGAGGTGAAAGAATTAATCATGAAGCTTTATATGATGAGTTATGGAGGAAGTTATTTAAATCGAAATATATGAAACATCATGTATTTAGAAAAGGTGACTTATTGTTTATGGACCAATTACATACTACACACAGGCGGTCCCCTGTTAAAGACACAAAGCGTATGTTATGGAGGTTAGCATTTGACTACTCAAATATTAAATTTTAGTGATGAAAAATTATTAGAAGTTGCAAAAGAAATTCAGACTGGAAAACCTATTTTCTTTTTTGAACAAGATTTAACTCAATCTGAATATGTTAAACTAATGAAAAGGTTTGGTGAACCTGAAACACCAAGATTATGGATGAATCCACTTGAAGAAGATAAAGAATACTATAGAGGCATTTCGTGTTATTTTAAATATGAAAATAATACGATGATGGAATTACATGAAGACGATCCAGAATTAGAAGTTATGGATAGTCATGTTGGTTCTATTCGTAAATTAGTTGATAAGCATCCACACACTGGTGAAGAATATATTTATTTCTCATATCACTTTATACGAAAGGTATGGCATAAATCAAAAGGACAAAGGAAAGTACCTGTTGATAGAGATGAATTTGTTGATAAGTTATATGCAAAGATAATGAGATCAAAGTATCTTACACACCATATATTTAAAAAAGGTGACTTAATACTTATGGACCAATTTGCTTCATTGCATAGACGTACTGCAATTGAAGATGTTAATCGAGAACTATGGAGAATAGCAAGCGACTATAGTGTTATTATGCCTAGTGATTGGTATGAATTAAAAGGTAATGAAGTTGATAGCACAGGTGGTAAAATTGGTTGGAAAAAGAAGGATGTCGGATATTAATTGTGTTTATAAAGTTCCATATAAAGGAAATGTTCAAGAATTATCTAATTATGTTTTAGATAATATTAACTGCTATGAATGGGCTGTAGCTGAGAAAGCTATATCTTATACTTCAGATGGAAATAAGAAAGCTACATATTCTTCTGTTTTTGATTTGCCACAAAAGTATAAAGATATATTAACTGATAGTCTTGGTTATAATTTGATATCAGAATGTTTTCTTTGGCATTATCCTGATACGGTTGAGTTATCTATACATAGAGATAAGTCACCATATATGGAAAAGAATATGAACCAATGTGTAGGATATTGGACAGCGATTATACCTATCGTTGATGTGAGATCAAGAATAGATGTGTGGGAACCTATACATCCTGATGCGAATAGATGGGATTATGAACAAACAGAATATGCAGCAAATTTGGCTAATATGAGACACGATCATTTTAAAAAAATAAAAGATTTAGAATATGAAATAGGCGATGTTGTTATGCTTGCTAATCAAACTCATTTTCATTCCGTTGAAAGTGAAACAACAGGAAAAATGAGTCTTCACTTTTTTGTAGATAAACCATTATGATTACAGGAATATCTTTTAGTCATGCAAAGAACTCTATGAATACTCGAGGCTTAAAATTAATGGGTCTTGATTACGTATATGACATGACAGATTTTAACATGCCTATATGTGATAAGAATAGTGCTGATGGTAAAGTGTTAGTTCGTGTACATAATTTCTTAAAGGTAATTAAAGATGCAGACATATTAGTGTTTGCAATACCTGAAGCTACTGCTCATTATTCTGCTGGATTTAAAAATGCAATGGATTGGATAATATGTTCAACACATTTTAATTCTGATCTTGGCCAAGATGGACCATTCTCTAATAAACCCATCTATATAATAACATTTACTCCTGTAGTAAAAAATGCTGGTCATAGACATTTTCAAATGTCTACACATTTAATAGAGAAAATGGGTGGTATAGTTTATGATACTTTTTGTAAGAACAACGGTTGGAAAGAATGCATTCCAGGTAATTATGAGTGGGTTAAAGAAGAAGCAATTGAAATATTTGATATGCGTAATACATTCTTAGCTGAACCACGAGAGAGAAAACCTGATATGACAGATAGACCACAAAAATGGGTAGAACAATATAAGGAGTGGGATGCTAAGTGGAATAGTTGAGTATATTAATGTCGATTATGATAAAGATTATCTCATACGAAAACATAATGAAGTAAGAGGTGTACATGGTAAAGAGTACATTGAATGTGGAACCGAATCTCATATTCTTCGAAATAACCCAGATTATTATAGACAATGGGACCATATACTTACAATTATGAGTGGAGTTAATATTGGTATGTGTGAGCATGGTACTGGTTTTAATTCGAATGCTACTCTTACATCTGGTGTTCCGCCTCATATAGATTTTGATGAGAGAGAAGGTAATCAATTTAATTTATTATTACCAATGTATGGTGTAGCAAAGATTGGCATATATGAAACTATACAAGAACAATTAGAATATAGACATGGCATGATGCATTGGAATATGTTACAAGATAAATATCCACCAAATAAAATAGGTGAAATTATTGTAGATAAGCCAGTCTTATTAGATACAATATACTTACATGACGTCAAAGTATTAGAAGCACCTCGAGCAATATTCTGTGTTGCATGGAGAGGTATAAATAAAACATATCATGAATTTAAAAAATATGCCGAGAAAGCACTTACCTAATCCAGAAAAGTACGACTTTCGCGAAACAAATTATGTAAATGGTATTCCATTTCCAAGATTACCTAAAGAAATATTCGATGATGTCCCATTAAAAGAAGATTATCGTATGTATAGTATGGATTACTTAGATACTCCTGAAGCTTTACCTATATTTGAAAAGCAAGCTGATATTATTATGGAGCATGGCTACGAAGGTATAGTTGATGTAGGTTGTAGACATGGTCCAATCAATGAGATATTATACTATCGAGGATACACAGATTATCAGTACTTTGGCTTTGATACATCCCCTGAACCTATTAAGTATGGTCAAGAAACGTGGCAAGAATTTCCTAATATAGAATATGCTGTCGGATCATTTCACGATAGATTATCTGTAGGCTTTGACGTTGATTGTATTATATGGTCAGGTGTTTTATTATATGAACCAGATAATCATTTAAAATTATTTACTGATATGCACAAATTCTATAATTGTTATGGTGCAATCATACAAGAACCAAAGAAAAATCAACATCCTGAATGTTGGAGAGAGGATTTAGAATTAAATACAATTGAAGATCAGCTATATAGGTATATGTGCTTTAATACAAAATTCTATAATATAGATGTGCCAATATTTAGTGGTCGTAGAACAATAGTAGATGTAAGATTATGATACCAAAAAGTGAAACACTACCATGTGGATATAGAGTAATACCATACATATATAAACGTAAATTTAATTTCGAAGTATCTCAACGTGATATGTCATTATGTGATAATGCATTATATTTAATGGATAAAGAAAGAGACGGAGATAGATTAGATGAGAATTATAGCCACCATAATTTACACTTAGGTGAAATGTTTATATATAATTTTGTGTTTGACGGTGTAAAACCTGTGCTTGCTTCAGGTGCTCAATATGATGGTGATGCAATAAGAGTCTTCTCAAGATATTTTGGATTTAATAAATATAGAACGGATGGCACAAAGCTATTAGAGAAAGTTGATGACTTCGAAGAATTA